ACTGTCATCTGTTATTACACGAAAAAACCGAAACTGAAATCTCATTACCGAGATCGCTTATGTTCGGACGTTCTCAGTTTTTATGAATATTGCTTTCCGGAACCCGGAATGGAATTTATAGAATATAGGTAAACTTTAATCATCCCTGACACATCAAATGCAAGCAAGTTTCTTTAAGTAGGAAAACCAATAAGTGTTCGAATTGTTGGGAAGACTAACATTATTAATAGGTCCAAAACTTTTTTGGACATTTTATAAATGTCCAAAAATATATTTACAAGAGATCTATAAAAACTCGTTTTCTTGAAAATCGGGTTCGCAGCATTATGCTTTGATTTGTGATTTTATAAATTCCAGGTCAAAGCATAGTATTTTTGCGTATAAATCATTTAGGGGATTTTCTCGTTATCCATTATAGGATAAGAATGGATAAAAAATTATCCCAAAAAATCCCATTATCATTTAATTGTTTTAAATGTAACTATATATGCTATAATAAAAAAGATTTTAATAAACATTTATCTACTCGCAAACATGAATTGATAAAAACGGATAATGAAAAGTCCCCGGAAATCCCCTCAGCATATTCATGTTTACTTTGTAATAAAACCTACAAATATCAATCTGGTCTATGTAAACATAAAAAAACTTGTACTAAAACTACTATTGAAGATCCTCAATACAATGAACTTGTCAATAAATTATTCAGTGACAATTACGAACTCCGTAATTTTATTGTAGAACAATCAAAAACAATAGAAAAAATAATGATACAAAATACAGAGGTTATGAACAAGACAATTGAATGTTGTAAACAAACTAGTACAACCATCAACAACAATATTAAAAATGAGAATAAATCATTCAACATCAATGTGTTTCTCAACGAGCAATGTAAAGATGCAATCAACTTCACCGATTTTATAAAAAACATCGAGATTTCTCATCAAGACCTGGAGAACAACGCACAACTCGGTTTTGTAAATGGGATTTCTAAGATATTTTTGGATAACCTGAAACAACTGGGAGTCAACGAGAGACCATTCCACTGTACGGACGCAAAACGAGAAACAATGTATATCAAAGATGAGAACAGCTGGCAGAAACAAACAGATGATGAGAAACTCCAGAAAGCGATACAAACGGTTTCCTATAGAAGCATGGGAAAATTACAAGAATGGAAACAGGAGAACCCAGATTACCAAGACGTAGACTCCGAGTTCTCCAAGAAATGTATGGATATCCATAAGCAGTCCATCGCTGGAAGCGACCGCGAGGTTTACTACCCGAAAGTGATCCATGTGCTAGCAAAAGAAACTATGGTCGATAAATAGTCGTATGATTTGCAATTATTTGAAAGTCATCTATCCCAATTGTTTCATACCAGTTTGTGAAATCGCCAAGTATACGTAGTTGCTCGTGTTTATGTAAAACTTCTATAAAATCCTCATGAGATGGCACATTCCATGATAAGAGCGTATTACCGGGGTCCATCAGCCACTTCGTTCGAACTATAGGTATCTCATATATTTTGAATCCACCATTATAAGGATCGGTCGACAATGGATATATTATGGTAGTACCCTTACCTCTACGGCAAACGGGACATTGAATGGAAACCAATGGTGTATCCGGCTTGGATTTCAAAGAGAAATCACCACTGAATGAACCGATTTTAAACCGAATATACCCTTTGTGTGCGACCCAGAGCCCAGTTATTTTTGGTATAATAAACGTCCAAGCGTCCCCACCAGATCCATAGATATATTGGCTTAATGGACCATGGTTTGCATTCGAGTGATGCACGGGTAATCCATCAGACGTTAGCCATCCCTCAAATGAAGATGAAAACACAATATTTGTATGATCCAATATAAATACACGTCCATCAACCCCAGATTCCGAAGTATATTCAAAATTCTGCGCAACAAATCCATGTTTGTAGTTATATTGATATACAATTCGATCCACTGGTAAAGTAAATGGTAATTTAATTTCTAATGACGGTACGGTAACAGGTCTATATTTATCACCGTGCGTTAAATAATTGGCCGTCGGCATAGATAAAGTTCCCTTGTCTGGAAGTGATGTTATTATCGAGAGCTTATTTAATTTTATGATTGCAAAACCTTCGCTATTTATTTGGTAAACGTGACAAAATACATTCGAAATTAAGGATAATAACAAAAATATCCACATAACAATAATACGTCTAGAAGCGATTTTTTATATTGTATAAGAAATACTTTTCCAACTATATTGTAATGAGACAGACGCGTAAGAATACAAAGACTAACTTTAGAAAAACGAGGCGCGTAAAAGGCGGAGGTCAAGGACAGAGTATTTCTACACGAGATAGATTACGAGAAAAGATACAGAAAGAACAAGCTGACCGAATGAATATTAATTCAATACTTGCCAAGCAAGCGGAAACAGACAGAGCCAAAGAAGCTGTTAGAGAACGAGATAGAAAGAGATCCGAAAAGATAAGAATTGAAATTGCAGAAAAGAAAGCTACAGAGGAAGCCGAAAAAGCGGCGATCGAAGCAGCAAAAGCTGCAGCGAAGGCCGCAAAAGCTGCAGCGAAGGCAGCAGTGAAAACAAAAACATCATCTTCGCGCAAACCTGCTTCAACACCCACGCCGAAATCTCCAACGCCAAAATCTCCAACTCCACCGAAACCGCCTACGCCAAAATCTCCAACGCCTCAAGTCTCGGTATTAAAACACCCATCACCGATTCTATTGAAACCGCCGACTCCTCCATTGAAACTGGATACAAAGACAGCATTGAAGCGTGAGAATAAAACAAAGAAATGGACGTCGACTTTAAACGTACCTACATCGGAATTCTGGAAAGAGTTTTTCAAAGATGATGAACTACAACGTTTACGAGTAGAATTAAATAAACCAGACTTATGCGAGTGCATCAAACCAATATTTTATGTGCCGACCGATGCGACCAATCCAGTGGATATGGCTTTATGTAAACTCTTTGTAATCTATGGAATTATATCGGCGAAGTTAGAATTCCACAGATATATTTATAATATATTGTGGAAAGGCACTCGAGCGCTCTATTTGAATGATGCAAACAAATCATTGGAAACTCGTGATTTAGACATTGCGATTGTTGATAGGCATGGATATGTTAATGAAGACGTTACAAATATGAAACATCTTTCGATTCATATTGGAAAACTATCAAAATTGTTATTGGATGATGCGCATATAGAAATACAAGATCCGTCTGATCCGAGAGCTAAGAACAAAGAGATTGTAAAACTATCATACAAAAGCGAGTCTGGTGAATATATACCACTATCGGACATCGGATTTAAACAAACTGAATATCAAGGACAAATAGAATACTTAGAAAAAACCGAACCCAATTGTGTAGCGGGAAACGACGTATTGTATTTATACCAGACGATACCATATATGAAAGCGGAAAAGGAATATTACTTGGATGAATACCAACGACGGTTAGCGACTTCTTCAGATGATAGCCAACTTAAATACAATATAATCCGAATGAAAATTGGCTTGAATAAAATAAGTCAAATCGAAACTGGCGCCGACGTATATGATATAGAAAAAGAAAGGGGAAAATATGCCGAATACGCCAAAGAAATATATGAGACTGATAAGGCGGAGCGATTAAAATTACAGGCGATAGTTAAAGAAGGAAAACTCACAAAAGAAGAATTACAGGCAATTATTAGTTCGCGATCCAAACGGGTATAAAGAAAAAATATAAATATATTGATGTGTCTACCCTGTAAATATAAATTCAAACTCAGGTGGCCTTCATTCGTAAGTAAATCTAAGCCAATTCCACTTATACCAGTGGACTATTTCACCGAAGATACGCACCACCTGGTCCCAACAACACTCACTTCAAATTACATGATGTGTGATGTTTAATCTAGAGGCATATCAATACCAAATGTCAGCTTCAAATAGCATCGCATACAAATCATAGTGTCAACTAGTGCGTCGTGTAAATCCTGAGGCACATAATCGAATAGTGCGAAATGCAACTCGGATAGCTTCGGCGATTTCTTCCACCTACCACCCTTTTCATTTGTAAGATAAATATTACAAACATCCTTACCCTTTGCCATAGTACAGATAGTTTCAATGTCGTTTAAATCATTGAAAGTATCATTAAACATACATGTAATATCCGGGATACTACGAAACTTACCGATGTTGCGGTGCACCTCGATCTCAATCATCTTCTTATCAAATGCAATATTATGCGCGATAACGCGGTCAACCGACATGTACGCACGATGGAAATCGGCGAGAGCACGTGTAATCGGAATTCCACGCACCCTGCATATTTGGTGCGTAATACCATTAACTTCTGTAGCCTTTTCGGGAATGATAGCATCATCTGCAATCCGAATATACTCATTATATTTTTCTAAAATAGTCTGCGTATTCAAATCATAAATAACAAAACTCAGTTGTAGAATCAGTGGGTAATCACTGATGACGGGAAGAGGTAGTCCGTTCGATCGGTTTATTTTTGGTATGAGACCCGTTGTCTCAGTGTCAAACGCCATAAGCAAGTTACGAGGATATTGGTTCATGTTGTATGTTCTTTTTAACAATAAATAGATACATCAATCTATCAATCAATTTTTCGATATAAAAATAAGTCAATATACAGATTAAAATGTGTATAACATTCGTTACAAGCTTTTTCCATATTTACGACCAGGAGTATGATGCAACGAAGACAGTGGAATGGCGGATCGAGCGTTTTCACGAGATCGCGAGAACCGGAATCAAAATATGTCTATATGTCAGTCTAGAATTTATCAATTTAATACCCCAAGAATATGCAAATGTTAGTATTATAGAGACACCCGATTCGTTTATATGCAGTGAAACCGCAGAACTACCACAACAAAGGTCCATTCATAAAGACACTGCGAAATATATGCAGGTTATAAACTCTAAAACCAATTTTATGTCAGATGCAATTCATCGCAATGTATGGTCGTCAACGCATTTTGCATGGATCGATTTCAATATATCACATGTGTTCCGTAACAAAGAACAAACGTTGCGATTCCTGAGAGAACTTGATCTGTATAAACTACCGGATAAGTGTATGCTGGTTCCAGGTTGCTGGTCCAAATACGATAATATAAATATAGGTCATGTAACGGAGTGTATAAACTGGCGGTTTTGTGGTGGGTTTTTTATTGGTGATAAAGACTCAATTCTTAAATTTGATAGTTTATATAAGACCAAGTTCCCTGAATTTACACAAACGTACAACAAACTCGTTTGGGAGGTCAACTTTTGGGCGTGGCTCGAAGTCAACTCAGACTGGAAACCACAATGGTATGGGGCGGACCACAACGATAGTATATTAACGAATCTACCTTGTGCGGCTATTGCGATGGTTCTGAAGCCAGATAGCGAACAGACGTATTATGATTATCCGGCTATCCCTCTATTTAACCCGAGTTCGGGATCATATTTGTATTTTAATGGAGAACATCTATTGAATACGAGATATGTGAATTACTGGTATTATGATAATGGTTCATATATGTTCTATGATGGTACAAATAGGATCCAAAATAAGAATTATTTCTCTCGACTTACTGATACATTGATACCAATAGATTACCAAGAGATGAAAGAAACCGAGACGATCACTTTACCGAGATATAATATGTATTCGAGTGGCATTGAGGATGTCCGCTTATACGAACATAATGGTAGGGTGCGATTTATTGCGACAACGGTGGGGTATCATACGACTGGTGGGAATAGGATGGTTATTGGAAATTATGATTATAAAACATTGACATATTCGGACGCCCAACTTGTCGAGTCGCCGGTGGATGCATATTGTGAGAAGAATTGGGTTCCGATACCATCATCGGATGGCGCAGAGCGGTTTATTTATAAGTGGGATCCCATCACTGCGGGGGCTGTCGCCCCCCGCACGCCCCCCACTAACAGTACCGATGTTGATATAGAAGGGACACAAACTCACAAAAAGTTTATTATAACGCATACCTATCCTATAACAGAAAAAATACCATTTTTCAATAGAATGAAGGGGTCGTCACCATTTATAGAATACAAAGGCGAATTGATTGGAGTGACGCATTTTAGCGAAGATGCCATGCCTAGGCGATATTTCCATATGTTGGTTGTTTTAGATAGAACGACTTACGAACCCATCCGATATAGTAAACCGTTTGTGTTTAATAAGGTCGGCATAGAGTTTTGTATAGGATTCGACGCACGTGATGACAAATATCGTTTCTGGATTTCACAATTTGATCGAGACCCCGTATTATTCGAAGTAAACATGCATATTATTTCTTTTGTGAATATATATGAGTCGGAAAACTAAAAAGCTTCGTATTAATAAGAAGAAGGGAAATAATAAAAAAAAGAACAAGAGGAGAACACGAAAGATATATGGTGGCGTTACGTTAAACAATTCGTTGCAACCCAGTGATACATTATATAAGTATAATCCGCTTCCTTATAATGAAACTTTTACTGTTAAAATAGTAGGGGTCGCTAGTAATATTACAGGTAATAAAAACCTGGCAGATACAAACAACCCGGATGTATGGTATTTGGTTGCTTTTAAAAATGGTGTATATAAAAAGGAGATTTCCGGCCATACGTTAGAACCATCAAAAGGTTGGTTGACATCTTGGTCTATAGCACCCGAAACTTATAACCAAAATAGCATAGACGCAATTAACGAATTCTTTGGAACCGGAAATACAATACGTAAATTGTATAACGCAGAAGAGATTGATACTGATTCAAAATTACAATTTATTAATACTGTAATTAAAAATAATAGTGCTGGGTATCTTAGTGATACTCTAGATACGATTGTAAGGAAACTAGAAGCAAAGCGGGATGTCGAAGTAGCGCAATTTATAGCCGAACCACCTAAAAACCCTTTTGATGAAAACGGCGAAGATGATTCGCTCGTGAACGAAGATGATTCACCACCGGACGAAGATGATTCGCTTGTGAACGAAGATGATTCTCTTTTACAGGGCGAGATTGTGGAAGAGGAAAAAAAACAATCGGAAGCGAATGATATTCGAATTAATGAAGGTAAATCAGATGAAAATACGACCGCACAGCTATTACCAGTGTCGAGATTTCCGAAATTACCAAGTCTGCCAAAATTCTCGGGTATATCTTTTCCAAGTCGTAACAAAACATTAAAAAATACACCAGAAGTTGACATTAAGAATAAAGTGCGCGAATTAGAAGCCGCTAATATTAATATTGAGAATAAAGTACGTGAATTGCGAAATGCGTTAATGCTACCATTACCAAAAGAACCACAAATGGAAACAATCGTAGAAGTAGATGAAACAGAGGAAATTGATGGGGGTGCGAAAAACGACGAAGAATTAAAAACAATCACGACCATTAAGGAAATTATAGCGCAGACACCAGGTGTTTTAACTGATGCTGACATAACAAAAATAGAAGATTTGTTAAAAAATATACCCGGAGATTCATTCAAAGAAGAGGTTGCTATAATAAATGAGATTGTATCCGAATCTAAAAAATACAATGTAAATACCATTCAAATTGAAACGCTTGCTAAATCTGTCGCCACGCCAATAATAAATCCCAAACCATCTGCTGACGCGACGGTTGGACCTCTCCAATCAGAACCCGTTAAAGCGCCTTCATCTGGTTTTTTTAATAAGTTAAAAAACTTTACGCAAAAAAAACGACCTCTTAATACCGCCGTTCCTTCTCCTGTGGAAGATCATGTAGTGCTTGCTAGTTCATTTGTAACCCTTGCTAACGCACTAAGCCCTGACACCACCGATAAATCCTCCGATACCATCGTCCAAGTACCTGAAGGGTCTTCAGTGGAGAAAGACCTTTTAGAAGCAATTGATAAGATTATAGAAGACGACTCGTGTTTCGTAGATGAAAAAACTGGGACGTTCTATAGCCAACTCGAAGCATATAAAACAACTTATGCGAAATTAACTGTTGATAATATGCGCACATTTGGTGAATTAGAGCCAGGACTTAGAAAACGAATACTCGAATGTAGTGTTGAAACAAAAAAAGCGGCACAAATAGTACTCGCCGATTATGAAAAACGATCGTCAGCTCTATTATCAACTAAAGATAGACTATTTAATCGGTTCACGCGAAAAAATTCGGGTAAAGATTCGGAAATAAGTGACATACTAGATAGAGTAAAAGATGTGTCAGGAGACGAATTAGAAACAATCATATATACATTAAGAGATGCCTTATCAAAACCAGATGATAAACAAGCACGATTTAATGAGTTAGATACACTAATTACTCAATATAAAACACGCTTGACTTCCGAACAAAACAACCTATCCGCAGCAACTGATGAGACTGAAAAGGAGGTAATAAAAAAGAAAATCGCTGATATAGAAAAAACTATAGCGGAAAAGACAAAAACGAAAGATAATGTTAAGAGCACGATCGAAGAGAATGTAGACCTTATATTAGATTGGCTTAGATCAACAAGACAAGACGCGGAAAATCTCATAAAAGCCAAACAAATAGAATTAAAAAAGGGCAAATCTCCAGCAGAGAAAGTTGTTATTAATGATGATATTAAAAAGTTAACCGATCGGATAGCTCTTCTCAAGAAGAATGAAAGGGATGTGTTCTCTATAAAAGGTCTTAAAAATATAAAAACTGCAAATAATAGAACTTTGAAGCAACGACTATTTGGTGATAAAGAGAGAGATTCCGAAGCGTCGGATTCAGGTGAAAAACTAGGCTTCAACAACAAACCAGAGGTAGTAATAAACCCATTCAATATTTTAGACCAATCAAAGGAGTTTGTACCAATTGTAATTGAAGGTGACGAAATATACATTAATAATATCCGAATAGATGGGTCCGAAGAAGCAAAAAGGCAAGAATGGAATAAGGCAAGGGAGGACATATTGGGTCTACCGGAACAAAAGGGTAATACATTACCCAGTTTTGATGCGGGTAAATTGACATTTAAGGTTTATAAACGAGGTAAGGTCAGCATCCAGTTAAATGATGGTCCTGTAGTTTACATAAATAACAAGGCTGAATTAGAAAAGTTCAAAGATGATAGTAGAAAACCAACCCAGAAGCCTTCTCTGTTGTCTCGCATAAGCAATCCATTTAAAAATATGTTTGGATCAAACAATAGTAGCAAAAAGGAGGAAGAGGAACAGGAAAATGAGGAACAGGATCAGGAAGAAGGAGGTGTTGAAGGACTGTCTGAAGAAGGAGAACAGGAAGAAGGAGGTGTTGAAGGACTGTCTGAAGAAGGGGAACAGGAAGAGGAAGAGGAAGAGGAAAGAAGCGGACCGGTGTTTATTGATAAAGGAGTAGTAAGAAGCGAACAAAGTGAATCAAAAGACATGATGTAAATTAAACTGGTCCAGTCCGTTTGTAAATATATCGATTATAAATAAGAGTTTAATATACCAATATTATATACATAAAATGTGCTGGAATAAGGATGTCTCATTAAATACATTCTTATTTAGTGGTTTTGTACTGCTATTAGTAATATACAACAATAACTACACACAATACAAGTCATGGGGTCTGGATAATTTCTGGATGTATGTGTTTTTCGCGTCGTTCATTCTCATGCAGTTAATCGAGTATTTTATATGGCTAAATATAGACAACGCGTTCTATAACAACGTGTTTTCGGTAATGGCAACCGTCTTAATAACGCTCCAACCCGTTGCGAGCCTCATGTTATTAAGATCAACTGACCTGAGGAATACTATGCTTGGTGCATACTCCACACTAGCGATACCATACGTTATATATAAATTATTCATTGTAAAAACGAATCCACACTCCGAAATAACTAAAAAAGGCCACTTACAGTGGAGGTTCTTGGATACAACACCTATAGTACCAGTGATTTGGTTCGCCTTCTTCTTTTTTAGTTTTATTTACGAAAAGATATGGGTAGGCATAGGACTCGGATTGTCAGCATTCGCGCTTTCGTATTATAACTACAAAACAGATCAATCTATGTTCTCAATGTGGTGCTGGATGGTGAATACGGTTATGATTTACTACGCAGCCAACCTAATTTTCTTCTTGCCCTACAAAGAACTCTTTGCTCTATAATGTAGTATGTCAACACGACCAACATTCGTCGTAGGAAATTCGTCAACTCCATACGCATCTTGCATCAGTAACCATTCGAACATACCACCGGCGTAAACATAGACGTCTATGATACCGAGAGCAAGCAGCTGCGTTTGTTTTTGGACGGCCGACAAATCACACGAATTTCGCCCATAAACTATTACCGGTAGGTCGGGTGAAGTATAATCATTCAATTGCGTATTAATCACGGACTCTTCCTTATCAGTAGGGGTTGTGCCTCGTATTAAAGTGTCTTGTTCTCCAATTGGAAGCGTATTTATTATAATATATCGTGTTGGATTCTTTATTGCAATTTTCATATCCTCAAATCCGACAAGTTTTTTAGGAGGAGTTTTAAATAAGAACATTCAGTTGTTTATTATACATCTATTATTTTTATATCCTGATACTCTATAAAAATAATGTTTTTCAGTTGTTTCAAGACTATGTTCCGGAAAACTAGGAAATCCACGAAGAAGACAAAGAATAAGACCAGACGTAGACGTATGAAGGGCGGATGAGGCGATTCCGGAGGGCAGAGAACCAAACCCTCTCCTTTACAGATATAATGAGTTTTGTTTGAATATTTCCATTGCGTGACGACTAAGGATGCAACCGTAGGTTTCCCATATTCTGATAAATGGATTTGGCTACACCTTTCCAAAGGTGTATTGCAAACCAATATAAAACTAAATTGCTATACATTACATGTCATCTATAGCAATTCTTACGGCCGTCGGGTTTAGTGCGTTGCACTTATTCTCGGTTTTATTCACACCCCTATTATTTGCCGTGCGTTCATTAGGTTTGCACTATTATATTGTACGAAATGACGATGAAAAGACGCGGGCGGTCACTAAGGTTCTCCAGGCAACAGCCATAAACTCAATTACAATATTCCAACAAGGGAACTATCAACCATCCGGTTGTTTTATAAACAGTAACTGCATGGGATATTATGTGTATTCTAGTTCATATGGCGGTTCTTCTGTAGAAATACACTTATTTGCGAGGGAATCATATTTCAAGTCATTGGTGGAAACTGTAAAATCTCCAATTTCATTTGCAAAAACACAAACACAAACACAAAAAACCCCAGTGTCGAATTCAATAACGGTGTTTTCACGCATGGGGTCTTATACAAATATATACTATAGTCCCACACGAATTGAAGTCCACGATTTTGAACCACGAGGCCAGCAAGGTGAGGTAGTTGATAGTATTTGTGATTCATTCGCAAAACATAAACGTGGCGTATTTTTTATTCACGGAGTGAGTGGAGCAGGTAAAAGTACAATTGGTATGCTCATAGCAAATCTATTAAAAGGCACATTTTGTCACACATTCAATCCTACAGATCCGGGCGACACGATCCATCATTTATTACGTGATTCGGAACCATCGGAAGAACGACCTACTATTATTTTATTGGAAGAGGTGAATACTATGATTCATGAGCTACATGAAAATCGGATTCAAAAGCATAAGAATGTGACGACATGTATTCATAACAAGAGTACATATAATACATTTATGGACGATTTAATATTATATAGAAATGTGATGATTATCATGACGAGTAATGAGAGCAAAGAAAAAATGGATGAACTTGATCCGTGCTATCTGAGGAAAGGACGTGTTAGTGAATATTATTCAATTATGGAACCGTTACCGATCTCTTAAAATTTACATTTTCATATACTCCTTGATTTTGTTAAAATTGAATTATAACGATATACTTTATATATAATGACAATATGAATAAAAACACATTTGCATCGCACGAAAAAGCACAATACTGGAGTGTAAAGAATGGAGACATTAAACCAGAGGATGTTGCCGCGCATTCGAAAAAAAAATTTTGGTTTGATTGTTCGGATTGTAAACATACATTTGATATAACATTAAGCGACGCATCTCGTGGATATTGGTGTGGTTATTGTAGGAATAGAAGGCGTTGTGAAGATGTGAAATGTCAGTTTTGTTTAACTAATTCATTTGTATCGCATGAGAAGTCTAAATATTGGAGTAAAAAAAATGGAGACGTCAAACCTAGGAATGTTGCTCTAAATTCAAACAATAAATTCTGGTTCGATTGTTCTGATTGTAATCATACATTTGATGCTACTCTAGTTAACTTAAATCGTGGAAAATGGTGTGGATATTGTCAAAATAAAAAGCGGTGCGAAGATATAGATTGTGTCTACTGTTATAATAATTCGTTTGCATCACACGAGAAGGCGAAATTCTGGAGCTCAGAGAATGGAAATGTCAACCCAAGAGATCTTGCTATGAATTCAAATAAAAAATTTTGGTTTGAATGTCCTGACTGTAACCACACGATTGAGATGTCACTAAACAATATAGCACAAGGTAAGTGGTGTGACTATTGTTACAACAGAAAAAGATGCGCTGATATAGCTTGTAAAAATTGTCGCGATACTTCATTTGCTACACACGAGCGGGCTAAATACTGGAGCGCAAAGAATGGAGACATAACCCCGAGAGATGTTTCTCGGAGCAATGGCGCAAAATTCTGGTTCGATTGTCCGGATTGTAAACATACATTTGATGCTGTATTGTCGAGCGTAAATCATGGATGTTGGTGTGGATATTGTGCGAATGTTAGACGGTGCGATCATCAAGATTGTCAGTTTTGTTTTGTAAATTCGTTTGCGTCACACGAAAAATCAAAATACTGGAGTGTAAAGAACGGAGACGTTAAACCGAGAGATGTTGCTAAAAATGCAAATGAAAAATACCTGTTCGATTGCCCTGAGTGTAATAATACATATGAATCATTATTATCAAATATAAACAAAGGACAGTGGTGTGGTTGTACGAAACATAAAACCGAGACTAAATTATATAATGCACTACGGATATACTACCCAACTCTTGAAAAACAATTCACATCGGAGTGGTGTAAAAAAAAACATAAATTGCCGTTTGACTTTTGTATTCCAGAATTTAAAATTATACTTGAATTAGATGGTCCGCAACATTTTTATCAGATACAAAATTGGCGATCGCCGGAAGACGAATCGATAAATGATGTGTATAAAACAAAATGTGCTAACGAAAATGGATATTCTGTTATTCGCATACTACAAGAGGATGTATGGAATGATTCAAATGAGTGGTTAAATGAGATTATAAAAAATATAAAATATATTATAGCCGACAACACTGTTATTCATAACATATTCATTGATAATTCGGACAAATATGATAATTTAATGGAATTGCTATAGAACAAAAAAGAGTTTGTTGTTATTATATTTACTTACATTTTTTTTATTTTTATGACTTTTTTAAACACAGCAAGCTTCTTCCGCCTTCCACTGGAGGATCGCACCGCCAATATCGTTAAGCATCCCCAAGTTATAGTCACCTATCCACGCCCGCCCGAAATTCATCCCACCCGCCTCTATCAACGCACACAAGTCGTCTACGTGGCGCTCAATCTTTACACTATAGCCCTTTAGTTCAACCATTGTGTTTCCGCACGACAGTAGGTAGATACATAGTAGCGACGGCACACAGAATGCATCCTCAATCTTCGGGAAGTGGTCCTGCAGTTCGGCGAAATCGCCTTCGTCGCCCATCCGAATCTCTAGACTCGGTCCAATATGGTCCCCTTCGAGCCAGAGACGCATTGTCTGTGCGTCGTAGGGACCGGCGATCACGCCCTTGTTAGTATAGTACCAGGTTCCCTGGAGCGCCTTGCGCTTTTCCAGGTTTCGGACGATAGGCTTCGCCTTCTTTATTTCGCCGAAATTTTCGGGCTTCGTGTCGGAAGCAAATGATAGACGTCTAATGACTGACATGTTTGGTTGTTAGTTGTTAGTTTGGTTGGTTTTAGTGCTATAAAAATCAGTAACTCGACAACTAAATTCAATTTTCCCTGCTTTTGTGTTGATTTGACGTTCTCGAAGATTAATTTGGTGATTAGACCTTTGGGAAAGATTAATTTGGTGATTGGACCTTTCCCAAAGGTATAAAAGGAGGGGTTCGGGGAACCTTGGTTCCCTGATAAAATTGAAACAATATAATTTCCGTTAATTATATAGTAAAATACAATCTATAATGGATCTCAAACAAACCAAACTCACCAAAATCGAATGGAATAATACAGAAGTTCCAGTGGACCCCGACGAAATGCGTATCCTCCAACTCATCCGTGATGGGTATCATGACGTAAATACCAAGTCAAACGTAAACCAATCAATGTTTCAAGTTGTGAAAATCGAAGTGTCTCCAGAGAACGAGTCACATCTATATCAATTATATTTCGAAAAAGATGTAAAATCAACAATAAAAAAATACGGAGATGCTATGGTTACCTATGTGCCCGCACTAGCTCAAATGAAGCAACCAAAGAAGGTAGATACGATTCGCCTACAAAACATGGATGCAACGATCGAAACAAAACGCGATATTATTTTCGAGTATGTTCTGTTGGATTTGGCACGCTCGATTATGAAGGCAATTGTAAACAAAACATCAAAATATGCTCTCGCCCTTTATACGGTGATTCAGCTGAAGAAGTGCACGATTCCGAACGTTAATAAATATGTACTAGAGTTTGTTGATAAAGTCGCCAAGATTGCGAATGATATGACGTCTATTGCGAGTGTCATTCATCGCGCGTACGAATTCATTGAGAAGAACCCAACACTCCTTAAATACGAAGATGCGGCACTGTTTAATCACCAGAAGCGGCTGTTTACGATTTTTAAACAGAAACCGACCACACCCAAACTGGTTCTTTATATTGCGCCGACGGGAACTGGAAAAACATTGTCTCCAATCGGACTATCCGAGCAATTCCGTGTCATATTCATTTGTGTTTCGCGCCATGTCGGTCTGGCTCTCGCAAAATCATCGATTAGTATGGGTAAGAAAATTGCCTTCGCATTCGGTTGCGAAACGGCGTCAGACATCCGATTGCATTTCTTCGCATCGGCGAATCATACGAAAAATACGAGAACCGGCGGTATTTGGAAAGTGGATAATAGTATCGGTACCAAGGTCGAGATTATGATATGCGACGTCCAGTCCTATTTGACTGCAATGCATTATATGTTGGCGTTCAACCAAGAGGAGAATATCGTCACGTATTGGGATGAGCCGACGATTACTATGGACTATGAGGAGCATGATCTCCACGCGCAAATTCACCAGAACTGGATTGAGAATAAGATATCGAAGATGGTCCTATCATGCGCTACGCTACCCCAAGAGGCCGATATTATGGAGTCGATTTGTGATTTCCGAATGAAGTTCGATTGTGCGGACATTCACACGATCAATAGTTATGATTTCAAGAAGACGATTGCGGTTGTAAATAAAGATGGTATGTGCGTTCTTCCCCATTTGTTGTATGCGGATTATTCGGATCTTATGAAGTGTGTGCGTCATTGTGAGACCAATCGGACACTATTGAGGTATTTTGACCTATCGGAGATCATCCGGTACATCAAGTATGTTTCTAAACACGATCTATTGGATAGCGAATACAATATCGATACGTATTTCACTAGTATCGCGGACATTACTATGAACTCATTGAAACTCTATTATTTGGAGTCGCTGAAGCATTTGGACCGCGAAAAGTGGTCTGACGCACACGAGAATCTTAAGAGTACACAAGAACTTAAATTCGATTCTGCAGGTGGTATTAAATTGACAACGAATGACGCACATACATTGACGGATGGACCTACGATATTCTTGGCAGATGATGTCGAGAAAATCGGAAAATTTTATATACAGAACTCGAGTATTCCAGCGAGCGTGTTTGATAATATTATGGAGCGCATAGAGATAAACAATGATCTACAAGAGAAAATTACAAAACAGAGGCAATTGTTAGATGATAAATTAGGAACATCCAAAGACACGACGGATGACAAGGATGTGGATAAGAAGAACGCACGACGCGAGAAATTGGATCCGGAAATTAGTAAAATCTCCAAAGATCTAGAGAAGCTCCGCGAACAGATAAAGAGTGCGAACTTAGATTCGAAATACATTCCTAACACGAAAGAACATCAGAAGGTATGGACGAAAACCCACGTAGACAGTGCATTCGTTCCACATATCGAGGAGTCGACAGTTAAAGAGATTATGGAGTTGGACGTACCAAATTCCATGAAAATTCTGCTACTTCTAGGAATCGGGATGTTTGCGACGAATCCGAACACACAATACATGGAGATTATGAAGCGACTCGCATACGAACAACGACTATTCTTGATTATTGCATCATCGGATTATATTTATGGAACGAACTACTCGTTCTGTCATGGGTTTATTGGGAAGGACTTGACGCATATGACACAGCAGAAGATTATTCAGGCGATGGGGCGCATCGGGCGTAACAAGGTCCAGCAGGAGTACACGATCAGATTCCGTGATGATGAGATTATGATGAGATTGTTTCAGCCGGTGACGCACAATTTAGAGGCGATTAATATGTCGCGATTGTTTCAAGGGGGGAGGTGAACCTACGATTCAAGGGGAACCGGCGGTTCCCCTTTAACCCCTCCCTTTTACAAGGAAATCACATCCTGTCCGGAGCCTCTTGGATTGTTGGACTTCATACGAGTAACTATATTTCTGATTGGTATGCGAAGTGATAATGCGAAGTGATAATGCGAAGTGATAATGCGAAGTGATAATGCGAAGTGATAATGCGAAGTGGTATTATATTTTTTATAATCGATTTAGCAAAAGTAAACCCACCATACCATATATATATATATTATATAATGCCTCAATTCGTATTAAATAAGACGTTAAACGAAGACTATGGTAGTGTGAATTCAGTCGCATTCAGCCCCGATGGGATGAAAGTCGTCTCCGGGAGCGGAAACAACGTCAAGATATGGAGTGCGTCTACAGGGAACGTCGAGCAGACCTTACAGGGAAACTCTCGTGGTGTGTATTCCGTCGCATTCAGCCCCGACGGGAAGAGAGTGGCGTCCGGAAGCGGAGACTTTACTGTCAAGATATGGAGTTTGGAGACAGGGGAAGTCGAGCAGACGTTACGGGGACACTATAGTACTGTGCTTTCCGTCGCATTCAGCCCCGACGGGGCGAGAGTTGTGTCTGGGAGCGCAGACGAGACTGTCAAGATATGGAGTTTGGAGACAGGGGAAGTCGGGCAGACGTTACAGGGACACTCTGATAGTGTGAATTCCGTCGCATTCAGCCCCGATGGGGCGAGAGTTGTGTCTGGGAGCAGAGACGATACTGTCAAGATCTGGAGTGCGACGACAGGGAAAGCCGAGCAGACGTTAAATGGACTCTCTGGTAATGTGTATTCCGTCGCATTCAGTCCCGATGGGACGAGAGTCGTATCCGGGAGCGGAGACAACGTGAAGATATGGAGCGTGTCAACAGGAGAACTCGAACAGACGTTACAGGGACACTCTAGTATTGTGAGATCCGTCGCATTCAGCCCCGATGGGACGAGAGTCGTCTCCGGGAGCGAAGACAAGACTGTTAATATATGGAGTGCATCGTCAGGGAAAGTCGTGCAGACGTTAAAGAGATACTCTGGTAGTGTGTATTCCGTCGCATTCAGCCCCGATGGGACGAGAGTCGTCTCCGGGAGCGGAGACAAGACTGTCAAGATCTGGCGCAATGACGCGATGCAGCTAGCACATATTGCGATCGGGCAGGACCTACCTACTGGACTGCCGGAACTGGTAGCTAGTTATCTAGGAGCGAGTACACTCGAGCAAGACCGACATTTCAAATCGGTAGGTAGACTTAACAGAAAATCAAGGAAGGGTTTCTCGCGTTCGCCATCTAAGCCGAAACCCAGGTCCCGGTCCACGAATTCTAAGAGATCTAAATCCCTGTTAAGGAAATACAAATCTATATAAACATTATTTTATCAATTAATGTTTATATATGCCTTCTCATAAAAGTAATGGGTAACACAGTTTAATTATATATCAAATACGGTAATAGGTACATGGACGAAATCAGGACAATGGTATTAGTATTATTATTTTTATTGAGAAGATAGGAGGCAATCAACGATGACATTATCATCATAACACTATCGGCGACAACCGCTTTATACGACAACTCCTTTGCATAATCCTTGAATGTATCAATCATTCTATTAACGCCCCTAGGTACACTACTGAAAAAAACCGCGAATAATAGATCATGGGCGATCTGCAATACTACGGCTAAAACAATAAAGTTTAATAATGAAAAGGTCTCGAATACCTTATAATAGATTGCTCGGGCAATAATAAGAACAATCAATATAATAGAAACATCCGCAATGACGGCTGACAAATTATACGTCGAATACCAGTTCTTCAGGACCTCGGATTTTAATAAACCCATATTTGATAGTAAAATTCCAAATAAATCTGTAATCAAGACAGCATTTAAAAGTGGCAAAAATCCAGTAGAATCGGCAATATTACTCATGATGTATATAATATATTCACACTAAATTGGTTGATATAGATTCAGCCTTAATCATTATATTATGTTGTGATTGAGGTTCTACATCAATCGGTAACAAGATTGCAATACCTATCGCCGTAAGGGTGTGGAAGATACTCGTGCCCCAATAGTATTCTAAATATATAGTTTCCAATTTACATGTGAATCCTACGACCATTAATAGCGATCCGACCATAAACACTTTATTTCGTGCATAATATGATCCAAGGGTTACCATATTCAGAACCATGATAGTACCGGTTATCGGAACTAAATTAACACGATAATATTGCACGATCGTATCAGCATGATCCAAGTATATCGCAGTTGAAATATAGATAACAAACATCGTGTCTACGGCATATATCATATACCATTTGTTCTCCGCTTTCGGTAGTATACTAAGTGAAACGATAATTATAACCCAGAAGATGCAGGTAACGTCTATGAAATTGATAATCGGATTCGAATTCGCCCATAGACCGAAACTGACAACTGACAAAGTTACTAAAGGACCTTTAATAGAAAGGGGCGCATCTGGCAATGCATAACAAATGGAGGTCCATGAATTCGCTGGATTATTGACTATCCATGCACCATTCGATGCTGGTTGGGATGCAATATATCCACCGATTATAGATACAATAAGTGAGATTATAAATTTTATTTTGCTTTTATTTTCGGAAAACAGCATTTGTATTTGCATTTGTATTTATATTTGTATTGTTTATGTATAACACTACAAAAAAATACAGACATATACTTATAAAATAAATTATGAATGTATTTTATTGCGCAAAGTATGAGTATTTCGAGAACATAAATGTAAAAGATGTTAAATGTTATTTTATTTATTTATATTATAATGAATAAAATGAAAGTAGCTCTATGTATGAGAGGCGCCGTCTCTAAAACTGATGGCGCATTTTCTTGCAAAAACGATTTATACTCAAATGCTGAATATGTTGATTATAATGCATGTTACAACTCTATAAAAAAACATATTATTGATTCAAATACGAATAACTTTTCAATCGACGTTTTTTGCCATGGATGGAATGTAGATTTAGAAACGGATCTTGTAATCAAATATAAGCCAGTAAAACACAAATTTGAAAATAATTCGAATTACAATGATTATATTTTAAAATTATGTAAACATAAAACTGATTTTGGTGGTATCAGTCAAGCATTAGCTTTTAAAAAGGCAATCGAATTAAAAGAAGAATACGAAACAGAAAACAATATGCAATATGATATAGTAATATTGTATAGATATGATGTATTATTATGGAAAGATATGATTTTGGATGAATATACAAATTTGCACGATACTATATATGTAAACGCACATCACAATGGAAATGGCGATTTTCATTTTGCAATGAGTAATCGCAAATCGACTGTGTTTAAAAACTTAATAGATTCTATAACTTCTGGAAATAATTGTATAGTACATTTTTGGATAAAAAACTACATTCTTAATTATATGAATTCCAAAATTAAAACTGACAGCATAGTTCCTGGCGTTAATCAAGAGGCGATTCGTAAAATATATGAATATTCAATTAAACCAAATCATTTAAGTATAGAGGTATTTAATTCTTACAAATAATTATTAACATATGCAAAAAATCATGTAATTAAGTCGTTAAATAATTATGCGTATAAATATTTATATAGAAACATAAAATTGATTTCGAACAGATGTTAGGAAGCGATAGATAAAAAATGACCAAATGTATTGTATGTCTAGAGGAGGGGAAGTATAACAGGCGTAACGTTCAGTGTAATCACGCACCAGATTATGAAATACAATACTTATCCGACCCTATAATGTGCGCCGCCGCAATTACGATGCTGTTATTTCTCGGGCTGATCCAGTACTCTGCCACTTTGAATATTGACATGGATGAATCACGCGCATGAAATGGTAATGAGCGAGAGCAGTTCCAATATGCCAATAACTATGTAGATAATACCGAGGATCTTCCACATAATTCGGACACAAATCATTTGCGTGTAGATATCGCTCATACCCCCAACAGTATACTGCGGCAGAAATAAAAACAATCGCTTTTAGCAAATCCATTTTTTGCTGAGGTGTCTTTTGTATATGGAACACGACTATATAAACTGGCGTTAGGATCTGACATAAAAAAAACGATACGAATATACTATATGCACCAAGCATAACATATAGGATCCATACGATAGCGGTTAATACAGCGTATTCGCTGGATGGTCCATATACATCCACAAAATAAAAATATGCTAGTAGACTCATTGCGATTTCGTCTGCAAGTTCTCCCGAATAAGAGCCGGAAATATGAAAATAAAAACTACCGAGTCCTACGAGCGAGATGAGCCAACCACGCGGAGCCTGGGTGTGCGCGATAAAAAACGCGACATTACTTATACTATTCATCGTTTCGTAGGGATCTGATTGGCGCTCGCACCATTTTACAAGACTCATTTATAAAATTACCATACTACTTTTTATGTTTCTTTGTTTTATTGTTTTTCTTGCGTCCGCCGCTAGACCTGGTCTTGGACTTCGAACTTTTATCCAAGTCTTCCAAATCAGGAAGTAGTATTTCCGATACCCGTTTTTCTTCGGCTATCCGCTTTTTTTCAGATTGCCGTTGTTCTTTTGCTATACGTTTTTCTTCAGCTTTAAGTTTTTCTTCTGCCAATTGTTTTGTAAATTCCGACACCGCCTTTTTTATTTTCTCAATATTGTCTCTTTCTAGTTTTTCTTCTTTGGCTTTTATTAAATTAAATAACATTCTGGTGCTCTCGGAGTATGAAGACATATCAGTTTGTTCCATAAATACATCACTTCTTGATTTCGGTTGCATTTTTAAATATGCGTCCATAACTCGCTTGAGTCGCTCTTCTTCACTGAGATCCATATAATATAAATTTAGAAAATATATTATACATGTTTGGTACTTGACTGACCGTATCCGTACTTACGTTTTGCTTGCTTCGCAAGACGGAATGCAGGACCCGAATGATCGCACCCAGCTTCCAAAATTTTGAAATCTACCGCCGCCGCCTTACCTGCGGTCAACGAACTTCCTAAACGCGCATACCCCCATGAATGGGCGGTTTGATTCGGGCGAGAACCCGATGAAAAATAAGCACCCTCGCCCTTGGCAACGATCTTCTGCAGGGCATCCATCGAACATCCGGTAGCCACCGATAACTCCTCTGATGGCGCAATAGAATCCAAGCCATATATCTTACGCGCCTTCTTAACATGATCGGACTCTTTGCTTTTGAACGACGGAACCTTCTTACGGGTATAGTATTTACCCTGTTTATACATCTTACGGGACTTTGCTAACATTTTTAGTTGGGTCGCCCGATCCTTTCTACTTAGGCGCTTTGGGAGGTACCGAATAGGGATCATTATAAAATATACATAGTTATTATTATTTTTTGGATGTATTATAAATAGCGCCAATACTCAATAATGGCATAGCAATCGGCCATAATGCCCCCGAAGCCACTCCAATAAACGAATATCCGATTATATTTACAAATGATGTGGTCTGAGAATTGCTATCAGCAAAAAATTCTCCAAGAATTCCAACACTAAATCCAACCCAAGTCGAGACAAAAATCATAGGCGTCCTCATCTCTAGATATATATTATTTAGTTTTCCGTATACAGAATCATGTGCTTTCTTGTCGGTCATATTTATATGATTCGTAATAAATTCTTTATGTAGTTTATTGAAAACACCTAGGGCAAACTTTGTCTACGCACTATTACTTATATAAAATAAAAGGAGGGGGTTAGGGGGGACCATTGGTCCCCCCTGTAGATCCAAACCCACCCGACCCGCGCACAGTCTCATCATTCAACTCATCCACAATTGATACGACTATCGGCACTAGTCCAGGCGCACAAATCTGAACGAGACGGGCACCCGCTTGTGCCGCACAATCCGTATTCGTATCGAACGCACCAATAAGATTACCCCTATATCCAGAATCAATTATACCTACCGAATTTGCGAGACGAAGCTCGGTATTAGAAAGACTCGACCGAGGATACATATAAAAGCCAGTACCATAAAACTTACCACTATCGGTTACCATCAACGCCTTGCATTTAACACCAAAGTCGATTTTGGTTACTTGTCCGGAAAAACAAGACGTGTGCAATGGTGTAATAATATCGAATCCAGCATTCTCAGTCTGTTGATTATGCAACTGTGCCATTTGAATGTATCTATGTTTGAGCTCTGGATTGGTTACGCAAATACAAAGCGACATATATTTATCATATTTCGTAATTAAATCATTGTTGAATACGTGTGTCATATTATAAGTTTTTATAATATGATGTCTTTATACTGTTTTTTTATGTGGCGGCTATTCTATATACACATGTTAAGTAGAGACGATTCGAGGTATATTAATATGTCTACAAAACCCGCTTGTTATCCTCCATTTTTGCATCGATTCATGATATGGTTAGGGTTCTGGAAAAAAGAAAAAACAGACGATGAGCCTATAAGTATACTAGATGAACTCGTTTAGCACACGCATATAGGAGGGGTTCGGGAAACCTAAGGTTCCCCTGACCTTACCTTGCATATGCAATCGCATACGGATTACCCTGAAGAGCACTCATAATATCAGGCGTGTTGCGATCCATCTGAATCGTCTGGTAAAGTGGGACCGCACCACTAACACGACCGATTTGGTCTACCGACGGTGTTGGTGCCGCACCCTTCTGGGTGAGTGGGCGATTATTAAGGAGATACGCATCCTTGTGTTTAGCCGCCATATTAACGGTTCCACTAAACACATTAGTGTTTCCGTTACCCATACGTCCATTAATTGTCGAGGACTTAATATCATTATTCCTTTGGTTCTCCTCTGCATCATACCTACGCATCTCTTTCGCATTAGATGCGCTGGACCCACCTGAGTAGTAGAAGTCACCCGTAGTCGCACGAGCGGTTTGTGCTTGTTGATGGTCTGATGTGGCGTAGCCACCACCACGTTGGTTGGCGTTGATATTCATGTGGAATTTAGAGTTCTCAGTTGTTTCGCGGATTGTCTTGGCGGCAAGCTGCGTGGGATCAAATAAATATGTGGCTGCGACCGACGATTTGGCATTCTGGTAAGGACGTAGACTACCGATCGTGTTCTCCTTCCTGGATGGGCGGAGAGCATCGAGAAGGGGGGCAACGGCAGCTCCGAATGCACCACCAACAGCTCCGAAATACTTGTCTTGTGTGTTCGCCGACCTGTTATTCGGGTAGGCCATTTTACCCTTGACACCATAATCGGAGTCCGTGGGGCTCCCCTTACCATTTGCACCTGCTGCAGTGAAAGGAACTGCTCCCAATTGCATTCTATGAGAGGGCATGTGTTCGCCATCCACATAAATAGTAGAATTTCCGTATGCCGCCCCACCTGCGTACGAAGCTGACGTTTCGGGTCTAGACACATCCTTCTCGACTGGAATAGATCGCATCATGGGACCTTTTTCCAAACCGGTTGTAGTCAAATAACGATCGCTTGTAAACTCGAATGTAGTATCAACACGATTCTTCTCTTGAATTCCCTGTTGTGCGGTTTTCTTAATATGGCTATTCGCCGGGCCGGCGTAATCGAGGATCATATTGCCGCTCGATTTAGGGTTAGTAGCAACACGTAGCTCGTCAACTGTCTTTTCACGCCATGCGTCGCGCTCCATCAGCCCCGAATTGAAACCACCACTACCACCGGTGGTAAATCCTAAACCAAGTCCGGGTGCAACTCTCTCTTCCTCAAACGGTTTCACGTTCGCCATTCTCATGCTCGGATTCACGCGGGACCTCATGAAGTCAGTCGTGTTCGGCGCTCCATTCGCCCACTGTTGATTTTCACTAGGCGAAAAAAGTGGCGCACGCTCTTGTTTAGATAGAATTTGCGAACCGGCTCCGGTATAATTATCCATAATCGATTCAGATGACTTCGCATCAACAGCCCTGGTTCGTATATTTCCTCCAAAAAAAGGGACCATGTTATTATGTCTAAAATAATTCTCGTCCACTTGTTCTCCGGTGATAGAACTATATTTTGTGGTGTTCGTAGATTCGGCTGGTGGCCTGAAATACTTATCAGTGTAAGCATATCGACCGTCATATTGATTTACCGTAGACAACTTGGACGTGGGTTCCGATTCGCTAGGCTGCATGCCAAAATTTTGATCGGGTATATCAACATTCGGTAGGCGCGACATATTCGTAAATCCTGACTTTTCCTTTTGATTCGATGCTATATATAATCCGCCCATTGCGATTAAAGGTATTGCGAGTTCCATATATTGTATACAAATATAAAATATAACAAATGTATTACATATATTGAACGAAGAACGATTATTCCAACTAAATGATGATTATATATAAAGGAGGGATCTAAAGGGAACCTTGGTTCCCTTTCTGCATAAGTCTCGTAGATTCATTTGTCAAAAAGGGTGTACTAACGGGAGTAGGCGCTCCTGCAATACCACCGGCTAAGACGGGAACGGGCATAGTGTCTAATTGCATCCATCGCGTGTGTTCTAAATCGCGAAGAGTCCACGCCGGATTCGAAGCCCGTGTTTCATCGATAAATGCGGCCTTGGAACCATAGTTGGTTGTGGAAGTGCTCGGCATAGTCGAGCCATATTCGACAGTACGGTTCGTGTTTTTACGTGTTATTCCGATTAAATCACTTTCCAAATTAGTGGTATTTGATCGTAAATTTGCACCCCATCGCTGTAATCGGAGTTGCGGATCTTCGAAGAATGGTGTCTCGACTCCCGGACCGGGAGCATTCAACTGATATTGGCTGGCTCCAGTCATCTCTTGTAATTTCTTTTTTATTCTGGCGGAGTCATCATTAAAACGTGTAAGTGACATTATATATAATAATATCAGGAAATAAATATAAACATCGTCACGTATTATACACAAGTAGAAATGTTGCTAAATATGATTGTTAAAAACGAGAGTAAAATCATTACTCGGCTGTTTGACTCGGTTCTTCCAATCATTGATAGTTATTGTATTTGTGATACAGGAAGCACGGACAATACGATCGAAATAATCAAGGCGTATTTCGATAGTAAACAAATTTCCGGAAAAATAGTACAAGAACCATTCGTCGATTTCGGATATAATCGCACATTTGCATTGGCACAATGTACCGATATGCCCGCGGAATATATTCTATTGATGGATGCAGACATGGTTCTCCAATACGGATCCGATTTTGATAATGAAGCATTCAAACTATCACTTACACAAAATCAAGCACATTATATAATGCAAGGCACTAGTGAATTCAACTATAAGAATGTGCGTATTGTCAAGAATCGTCATGGCATTAAGTATTGGGGCGTTACGCACGAATACGTCGAGGTTCCGAGTGGCACGACGTATGGTTCATTTGGACCATCATTCTTGTTTATAAATGATATAGGTGACGGCGGTTCAAAGGCCGACAAATTCCTACGTGATGTCCGATTACTTACATCCGCACTTGAAAAGACACCTGATAATGATAGATATACTTTTTATTTGGCAAATAGTTATAGAGATTCAGGACAAAAGGAGAATGCGATCGAAACTTATAAAAAACGCACAAAATTGGGTGGTTGGGTCGAAGAAATATGGTATAGTTATTTAATGATCGGACGTTTATACCGAGACCAAGGCGAAATGGAAAAGGCCGTATACTATTGGATGGAGGCATACAACGCATACCCTAAGCGTATAGAGAACCTATATGAAATTGCAACTCATTATAGAAATACTGGTAAAAACGAACTTTCATACATATTTTATAGGATCGCGGACAAGAAACGGGGGGAGAACACAGGAAACGACTATTTGTTTATGGAAAAGGACATATATAATTTCAAGTTGGATTATGAATTATCTATAATCGGGTACTATTGTAATACAGACAACTATGACTTGGCAAAATGCTGTATGAATTTGCTGGCATATCCGTTTGGTGTTACACACTTGACAAATAATGTCCTAAGTAATTACAAATTCTATAGCGAGGTCATCCCTGGAGAAACGCGATTTAAGAAATGGAGCGAACAACTGAATAGCACACGACATTCGTCGCGGCATGGATTATTACATAGTAGCACGCCATCTGTTTGTAGGTTAAATGGAGAACTTATCTATAATACGAGATTTGTGAATTATAAGATTGATGAAAACGGTAATTACAATAACGAAGATTACATAGAGACAATCAATGTCTTGTCGCGCGATTCAAATGAAGTTATATTTAAGCATGATAAATCAAGAGACAACCGTTATATTGGCGTAGAGGACATCCGGTTATTCGCGCACAAAGGTAAATTACTATATAATGGAAACCGTGGCGTGAATGATGGTGTGGCAATAGAGCATGGCGAAATCGACATAACGACAGGAGAGACCAAGTCAGTTATTTTAACGATACCGATCCAGAAGAAAATAGAGAAAAATTGGGTATTGTTTGAGGACGCGCACGGTAACTTAAAGTGCATTTATGGATGGCATCCACTTATTATCGGTGATATAACAAATAATAGATTAGTTCAAACGCACGAATTAACCACCTCAATCATTTTTGAGCGTTTTCGGGGATCCACAAATGGTGTGCGAGTTGGAAATGAAATATGGTTTATATGTCATGTGGTGTCGTATGAGAACCGGCGATTCTATTATCATACTATGGTGGCATTGGATATAAATACATTTAAGATCAAGCGATATACTCCATTTTTTACATTTGAAAAGGAATGCGTGGAATATACATTGGGCTTCGTTCCGTATGGAGACGATGAATTCCTTATTGGGTATTCGCGTATGGATAAAACAACGGAATATAAGTCGGTAAAGAAGAGTTGGTTTGAAGCAATGTTCCGACGACTCGACTTCTAGTAAGGGAACCCATGGTTTAGAAAGCTTCGCTTTCAACTGCGCCTCCGGCGCAACCCCTTAAACCCCTCCTTTTATAAGTCAATAAATCGCGGTGTAGGCGCAAACCGTAAATATAAGAGGGTTAAATCGGAGCCATTGTTGCAGTTTTACACGCCCCGAACGATCTTCGATGCCACTGGGTAATACCATGTTCCCGGATACCAGCCATATGTTTTGCAGTGCCGTAACCGACATTCTCGTGTAGTGAGTATCTGGTTTTCAACAACGGATATTGTTCGCATAGATCCAATATGTATTCGTCGTGTGCGTTTTTAGCCAAAATCGACGCGGCGGCAATGAACGAATATGTTCCGTCACCCTTTTCCACGGTAACACTCGGTATTTCACGTAGAGTCTCCGTAACCGTATCAAATGTAGTATATGGTGGGAAATCATTACCATCGATTACTAACATAACACCGTCGCCAGATACATTCTGGGTTTTATTCAATACTTGACGTATAGACTCGCGCATGCCTTTCAACACGGCTTGGCGGATATTAATTTCATCGATTTCAGATGCCTCTATGAATTGGATGTGCCACGCGATTGCATGCTGTTTAATATAATCGGATAATTCGCGCATTTTCGTCTTGGATTTGATTTTTTTACTATCTTTCATCCATTCATGGTGAAAGGATCCATCTTTAGGTAGAATGGTGGCGGCAACATACAGCCTACCGAACATAGGGCCGCGAGCACATTCGTCCACACCAATTTCATAGACATTAGATGGATCGTATATCGGAAGTAATGACATTTTTTTATTTACGTATAATATATAAGTAATGTTTAACTTCAATTTTAAATTAAAACTAACGCCACTATGGTTATTTCTGATATTATTGGCGGTTTTAGTAATTGCGGTTATATTTGGCGTAAACTCGTCTAATAAAGAAGGGATGGAGGGCACGCTTAAATTTCAGAAAGCCGATGCTGCCTTAGTATCTGTTAGGGTCCCTTGGTACCAGAATACGCTATATAAGTTGTATGAAAATAATTTTGTAGATACGTTAACTGGTAATATAGTTCGTGTATATGAAGATGTTAGTGGGTACATTGGAAAATTTACCGTTACCGACAGGAGTGGTGTTACGACTGATTATAGCACTGGTAGTTGGACGTCTACCACCCCGAATGCGATAACAAATACTGTTAAGCCATGGTCTGTGTCGAATCCGGATAATTACGCAACACCTGAGATAACAAATACCGCTATCGCGTACATGCCGTGGGGAAAGGATACGTACATTCGTATATTTGGTGATAAATCTACTACATTCTTGATAGGTGGGTGTACGACTGGAGAAGATAATTGCTTGAATAAAAGTTTAGAGCATAGTGACACTGACGTTTCTCCAACAATCGAACCTGTATTAACTCAAGTGACTGACGCAACACAGAAATCGCTCGTTACGTATATAACGAGTAAATCCAAGTTAGCTGACGGTGTTTACTATGATCTTTCTGGATGTGTTTTTGTATTTAAATCAGTTGCTGCATCTACAACTCCAACTGATACAACCGGAACTACTGGCACAACCGGAACTACTGGCACAACCACATCTACTGGTAGCACAACTCCAACTATTACATTAAATCCTCCTACCGCTGTAATTGTAAAGAGGGGTAATGCTGCGATTACATTTACATTCAGTGCACCGACAACCGGTGACACGCCAGAGTCTTATGACATAACATCCGTTGAAACCCCAACTATAACTAAAAATGTGCTTCATACAACCGGTACCATGACTGGAACTATCACCGGATTAACAAACGGAACTGCGTATACATTTACAATAAAATCAAAAAAGGGTGCGACAACATCCGTTGCTACCGCTGCGACATCGGCAGTAATACCAATGGGGGATGTTGCCGTGGCGACAGCGAGAGTTAGTAGTGATGGAAAATCTGCGACTATTACAATTACACCTCCAGTTGGCGCAGTATCCGGAACTACCAAATATAAGACCACAGTACAAAAGAAAACGCCAAAAGATACTGGTGTTTTTACTACTGATACTAGCATACCTGCATATACTGGCACAGAACTTACTCAGACTATTAGCGGGTTAGTAGCAGATGAAGAATATCAATTTGATGTAGTTGTATTTGAAGGATTTCAGTCGAGGTTTGAAGGGTTCGGTCCAATTATGGAAGGGGCTGTCACAAATAGCATAATCGCTCTTCCCAATCGATTTACACATGATAATGTTAATTATAATAGCGACCCGCAAGATTGGCGCGACACGAATAATAATTGTATTAAAAAAGGCCAGCAGACGTCGGTTACAATAAAAAATCGTGCTGAAAATGCAACTATAACTGAGATTCTAGCAAAGAATAACGTAACGTCTCCAACTTGGATAGGAGGCACCGCCGAATCTGCGAGCAGATGGAGTTGGATAAATGATAATGCATTTTCATGGACGAATTGGTTAGATGGCAAAGATCCTGGATTCGGACAGCATGGTCGTAATAGATTAGCCATTCAATCTGATGGTAAGTGGGTAGGCCAAGACGTAGAAAAAAATAGAAATCCTTATTTATGCACTTCGAATTTAGAAAGGTTTTCTGTAATGGAAGGAATGGAGGGTAGTGCATTACAAATCATGATGTATAAGAGGGATGGCTCAGCTGGAGTTCCAATTACAAAAATGTCTGACATAAATGCCACCGTTGTAAATATTACAGACTTTAAGCCATGGTCTTTAAAGGTCAGTGCTACGAAATCAATATTGGTTGTTCCTAGAAAGTTAAATACGTTTGTTGCTGTAATAAATAAAGACAGTGATACTACTAAAAATAAGTATATGATTGAAAATCCTCGCATGTATACGCCATCTGTAATGTTAACGGTTGCTGGTGCGGATTCTGTAGATCCCTCTGCCGCCGCAGCCGCCGCTGCTGCCGCCGCCGCTGCAGGAGGCAAGACTGATAAGACTGAAGATGAATCTGAGTATTGGAAGAAGTATTGGTATTGGCAGACAAATGGCGAATCCAGCGATTATATTTTGAAGACACAAGTGATTCCGCCCGTTTGCCCCGCTTGTCCGGGGACATGTACTAGTGGCGGAACTTCAGGTGGTATAAATAGCGCAAGTTCTTCTAGTAGTACAATAAAATCGGTTGGCACAGACATTACTGGGGTAGCAAAAGATGCCGTCGCCGGCGGAACTGGATTGGCGAAGGATGCCGTCGCCGGCGGAACTGGATTGGCGAAGGATGCCGTTTCCGGTGGCGTCGGGTTAGCGAAAGACGTCGCGTCTGGTGGTGTCGGGTTGGCGAAAGACGTCGCGTCTGGTGGTGTCGGGTTAGCAAAGGATACCGTATCCGGAGGCGTTGGATTGGCGAAGGATACAGTTTCCGGTGGTATTGGGTTGGCAAAGGATGTTGCGTCAGGTGGTGTCGGATTAGTAAAGGATACAGTTTCTGGTGGTGTCGGATTGGTGAAGGATACAGTTTCCGGTGGTGTCGGATTGGTGAAGGATACAGTTTCTGGTGGTATCGGATTAGTTTCCGATATATTACCTAGAGGAGGTGGATCGGGATCTGGAGGAAGTGGATCGGGATCTGGAGGAAGTGGATCCGTGCAAAATAAGAATGACGTATATACGTATAATGGTGCACTAACGAACAAGGCGTCTTCTAACTTCATGCCTGTAACTGCCAGTTTCAGTGCGTTCAGTCGATAAAGCATTCGTTTAAATTAATATAAAAATAAATGTTCTCAATATAACATGGAGAACATTACACAAATACTAGAAAGAGATGAAATAGAACGTAATATAAAGAAAATACTCAATGATTTCGACGCAAATTGTAAAAACGTTAATTATAATAAGGGTATATACATATACGGAGCTCCGGGAACTGGAAAGACTCAGTTCGTAACAAAAATACTAAATGAAATGAATTATGATATTATAAGATATGATGCGGGTGATGTGCGAAATACCTCATTAATAGATACAATAACGAGTAATAATATGTCTTCTCGCAATGTTCTACATATGATGAATAAAACCGTCAAAAAGATAATAATCGTTATGGACGAAATAGATGGTATGAACAGTGGAGACAAGGGTGGAATAACATCTCTTATAAAACTGATTCGCCAGAAGAAAACTAAAAAGCAAAAACTAGAGGATGTCACATTGAATCCAATTATCTGTATAGGCAATTATTTCTTGGATAAAAAAATGAAGGAATTGATGAAAGTATGCTATGCATTTGAATTAAAGACGCCTACTACTACCCAGATGTCCGTTTTATTGGCTAATATAATCCCGTCTGATTTGAAATTAAAATCGAAAGTTCTCGAATATATACAAGGCGATTTGAGAAAACTACAATTTATACAGAAAATTATATCCACAAATCCCGAATTATTAAACGAAAACTTGATCGATAACATACTACACATGAAATCTCATAATGAAGACTCCAAGAAAATAACCAAACACTTGATAAACCAGCCAATGACAATGAACGACCATGTAAAATTTATAAATGAAACCGATCGCACGATAGTTGCGTTGTTGTGGCATGAAAATATAATAGACGCCATAGCGAAGAAACCACAAGCCATTTCATATCCATTTTACCTACAAATATTGGATAATATGTGTTTTGCCGATTATATTGATCGCATAACATTTCAAAATCAGATATGGCAATTCAACGAGATGAGTTCATTGATGAAAACGTTTTATAATAATAAAATATATCATGATACGTTTCCTGATAATAAAGACCAATTTAATCCTGATGAGGTGCGGTTTACCAAGGTTCTGACGAAATATTCAACGGAATATAACAATCAACAGTTCATTTATGGCATGTGTCTAGATTTAGATATGGATAGAAAAGACGTGATTTCGTTTTTCCAGGAATTACGAACATTTTATGGTAAGAATTTTCAGTCACAAGCGGATGTTTTAAATCAAGTTGAAGGTTTATTTGAAAATCACAATATAAGCAAACTTGATATAAAACGAATGTATAGGTATTTAGATAAAAATGTGAAGAAGACGATAGCTGATGATGAAAGTACGCTTGATGAATCATAGTCGAATTGATATTTCTGGGTCCGACTTCTTCTTATCTATAAATATTTTATTGACTGGGGTTTGATTTGTATTTTGATTTTTACGTAACATTTCGATTTCTGAACGTAATTCTGCCTCTAAAATCGCACTATGCTTTAATTTGAACTCGAGTTCTAAAACTTCCTTCTTCAATTTCTGAACGTTATTAGAAGGTTGTTCTATCGGATCTGAAAATTTAACTGATTTTTCGACCATTTTTTCGAGTTCCGAATTTCGTTCCATTAGAACCTTGGCATTACTACGTAGTCCATTTATAAGGTTGACAATCTCATTTGCTCCTAATGGTACTGGATCCTTGCCTTCCTGTTGCATTAAAAATTGAGGCGGTTGGACCATTTTCTTACGCTGTTCTTCTATTTCAAGAGTTTGTTTTAGAACATCTGGTTTCATGTGAGGTTTTCCGGGGGCATATTTATCCAACTTTTCGTCAATGTCTTTCATAAAAAATCGCTTGATTTTAGCTTCATCCGTGCATTTTATAAACATATCAACGGTTTTATTTGACTCTTTCACAAATGTAGGATTCATATTTTCCAACAACTTGCGTTTATCAAATGTATTATGGTCGTGAGAGAAAACCAATATAGTCTTCATTGGGTCCAGCTGTACGAAAGGAATAGTGTATTCCTTTAGGAATTCTCTCTCTTCGGCTATACACGCATTTTCATTATATTTAGTCAGTGTAAGTAATTCGCGTTTAAATGCGAATGTTCCAGCCGTTGCATGAGTCGGTCCGTATGGACCGAACTGATACATTTTTTGAATATGCTTGAAATATAAATACAACTCGCTCGACCCAGCACATAACGCCTCCTTATTACTTGTAAGGACTTCTACGGCATGGCTAATACGTTCGGGGGGATAATAATCATCGTCATCCATATACACGATAATAGAACCCTTAGATTTTTCATGCATCAGATTACGCTTGGCGCCAAGAGGTATCTTCTCTGGTAATTCGTAATATTTGATCTGAGATATACCAGAACCTTTCACCAAATCTTTGATTTTATCTGTTCCATCGTCTATTATAATCCATTCAATTCTGTCTTTCGGGTATGTTTGGTTTCGGAAACACTCTAACATAATCGGAATAAACGGACGTCGGTTGAATGTTGGCGTACATACGGAAACAAATGGAATAGTTTTATTCTTTTTAACCATATTTAGAATATATATCGTGCATATTCTAAATTCTTTTTTATTACACATTCTTAAAAAGTCCTCTCAATATACTATTGTATATTTCATTGATTTTGTCGTTGTTACTGGATAAAGCTATAATTAACACAACTGAAATAAAATTACTAAATCCTTGTATTGTTTTTGATTTAATTTTATTGGATCGGTATATATTAAAACCAAATACAGGTATAAGTGTTAATAAATAAATATTTTTTACAATTGAGGTACTCACATCATTATTCAAGAAATTTAATATCTTCTTTATCGGAGATATATCACCATCGCAATCGTATAGTTTAGTGCTACCTATCAAAGTGGCGTCTATATCCTTCATCGTTTGTAAAATATCTATTCCATTATCCTTGCTTTTTATCATGCTAAACATACATATAAATAAAACGATAGACGCGATTACAACTTTTCCAAAAAAAAGGAGTAATAGTGATGTTCCGAATACAACAAACCACGCAAGTAGTCCATATGGTTTAATAAACTCCACTGTTTTCATTTCATAACAAAACTTCGCAATTGAACCTATGGTACACAATAAGATTACAAGTATCAATGGCATATCGTCGCCATGTTTTTTCGCAAAATCGCCTCCGCCTTTGACCTTATTGTATTTTCCAGAGGGATCTAATACTACGTTTAATCCGGATATAAACATATTTGTGAAATAATCGACTACACCATAGCTCATGAATACAAACGACAAATACAAACATATAACAAATAGCAAAGACTTATATGGAATTAGAACCATAATGTCATGGATATATGACATGACTTGAAGGAATATTTTTACAGGAGCTAGCGCACATTTTAAGGGGAATGCTACGGTTGGAAGAGCGTCAATCATTTCAAACATAGACATCGATCCAGGTGTTGACGGAGGATTTGGCGTTGAATATAAAAAATACAAATTATATGTTATAAATATACCAATCAAGCAAGTAAATATACGGCTTACCATACTTGCAACCTGTTTCTGATCCGCTTTATCATCCATTCCCAATGGCGGTTTTCCTAGAGCAATTAGGCAGATTGTTGAAGCAAATACATCATTCGCAACGTTTGATGGTAGTCTCGCACAATAATAAATAAAATCTAGAAACTTGGTTTTCGCGCTTTGTGTCTTTTTTTTCAATTCGGCTTCCGTTATTTCAGTTGGAATTTTATTCGTGGAAGGAGCATCTATAGAATCTGCAAATTTTGCTATCTCATCCTCTGCTTTTGCTTTAATCTCATTTACTGCAGCGACACTGGCAGTAACTTCAGCTGCTGCCTCTGCAGTCTTCGCTTCAAACTCATCTGATGCGACCTTAGCGCCTTGAGAGAATTCAGCTGATAAATCCAATCCCTCAATCACTGGCTCATAAATGCTTTCAAGAAACGGCAATTTGCAAAATCCTTTTTTTTTATTTCGAATCCGTTTAATCTTCTGTTCTATATGTAGTATTTCGTTTGATTCCTGAAATCCTTCTTTGACTTCAGCTATATACTTTTTTTTATGATCGAACGTTATATTTTTATTCCATTTTGTTTCACTCATTTATTATATGGCGATAATATATTTCCGCTTAATTACCTAGCTAACATCAATCCACATTGTCCGGATATGAATGACAGAACATTATATCGCTCTTCAAATACTGTTAAATTATAATTATATTCAAATAATCTCCAATTTTGCTTATTGGTTCCGATTGTATTCCCATCGCCATCGCATATGATGTTGTACGAAGAATTTAATGTATCAAATGGTGGTACATATGTAACAATCTCGAATTCAATCAGCTTGAATTTGCTTGTATTCAAAGCACCCGATGGTTGATATTCAAGAGGATTTGTATTCAGACAGAAATTATAGCAATACAATCCTTCTTTTGCGTTACCATGTGTGCGCGTGTATTTTTCGACATAATCGAATACCCCATGAGTAAGTGAGTTTTCCCGGTATTCACCATTCAATAATATACCCATTGATACGAGGATATTTTTCTGATTGTCTACTGCAAAGTCGCGGGTATAAAACAGACCCGTATTCTGTCCGTCCAGATCTAACTGTGGTCCAACTGTTACAATATCATCATTGTCAGTTGGACCGAAAGGATCGTTAGTCGGCAAATTTTTTGGCGCATTATCAATGTCTAACGGTGGTATTCTATAAGGCCAATTTGTATAATTCGACCATTCATTTCTCATATTTACGTCATTGCGCTGTAGATAAAACATCCAACTTGAAACCATACCATTCGACATTATTTTAACTCGCTTTGAACCAGTTACGTTATGGAAATCGTACTTAAAAACGTCCTTTATCAAATAAACCTGGTCTTTGGCGGCAAATAATTGTGCCTCGTCCTTTGATAGGAAGCAGTATGTAGATAGTAAATGCACGTCGGCATTCCATACATTCGTTTTGTTTCCGTAATTCTTCGCATCTAAATAAACCGATGGTGGTGTTTGTAAGAATCTATACATTTGGTGTTCTTCGCGATTGAAATCTGGCTGAACGTATGGGAATGAATTCGGCTCGTCGTATACATCTCGTAATTGATACAATTCTTGGATTGGACGAATTGTAATCGATATTTCCAATTCCGCATATTGGAGAGATACCAATGGAAAAGCACACCTGCTATCAAGGGTAAACCAAGCATTGATTGGCACATAAATCGCGCGTCCACGTATAGACGGTTCTGCACCAGAAACGTTATTTGTAAAAAATGCAGAGGGATATGAGTTGGATCTACCATATGCCGACGCAGGATCATTAAATTCAACTACATTACCTGACATCTGATTAAATAGCTCTTTCTTCTCTGCATTAAAATCACGCTCGACCATAGCTGCCAAGTATTCTCCACTATATTTTTGGAGAGTAACTGAACCACATGATATGACAACTTCACGGATCATATGAGTTCCTATGTCATTTATCCATTTGAATTCATACGGCGCCCATTTATTCCCTGTATTTGAAGTTGGATTATGTATCGGACTCCATATATCAGGTAGAGTTAATACCAAATAAGTATCCATAAGAAGCTCGGCGTATCGTTTAATCTTAAATTTGAACGTTGAATCGTCGGTAGTTCTAAGGTCACGCGTTCCTTCATAATCAAGTCTAAATTTCTGTAGACCAAAATTTGTATATTTAGAATACGTCACATTAAAGAATGTTTTCGTAGGCGAACCAGTTAATATCACATTATTCGAACCCTCTGATATAATGTTTAGTAATCCACCAGCCATTTTATATCTATAATATATCAGAACAATTTATATTACTTTGTAAATATATAATGACTCTGTTTAGACTTCTTCTTTTAATAATAACATTGTTAATCATATTGAAATTATTTCATAAGATTCTTGTTAAACGTGATATCGTCGAAGGCATTACTAGTGGCGATAAAAAGAATGAGATGGACGCATTAAATTCTCTATATGGCACTGGTATTAAGCTATCGCCGTATAGCATAAAAAATAGTGTTTCTCGACCTGTGCCGATTTCGCCATCTTTGACCGCGGCTAATGCAAAAGACGTTCTTCTGAAAGCCCAATACCAAGGTGGCTTGGTAGCGGCTCAGACAAATTTACATTTTCTAAGGATCGTACAAGTACCTACACGTAGAACTCCTCCAACTATGCCAACTCGTCCTGTTGGACCGATAAAACCGAGTCTTCCATCAACGAGTGGATCATTTATTCAAAGAATGAGGAAGATGCAATCCTATCAAATTCAGCTTACTACGTATCAAGTGCAATCCGCTATATTTAATCAAAGAAATAACTTATATACCCAGCAAATGAGAATATATAATGATACAGTAAAAGCAAATAACACGGCATATGATAAAGCCAGATCGATATATGATGACTACATTAGGCGGCGTAATGATTATAATGGTAGAATAGCACAATTCACCCAATTAATTTCAGATACGCAAACAAGAATAAACAATTATAATTGTAGTTTATCGGCATATAAAGTGGCATTGGATGATTATAATCGATTAAACGACGACGGTAACTACTTAAATTTCAGGTTGAAAGATCTGTTTATTAAATCGTCTTTTAATTCTGCATTTACAGGAACTTGTATGAATATCGATATGATAATATTTGTTTTAAATCGTGGATGTCGTTATATAGATTTTGAGATAAGTAAAATAGATGATGTTTTGTATGTATCGGGCGATGGATTAGACAAGGAAAATTCTATAACGCTTGTAGATGCGATTGGCTCTATAAACAAGTCGTTGATTGGAACAGATCCTTTATTTATAAATTTACGATTGATAGATCCACAGAATATTAGTTTTACAGATTTACAATCCGCATTGAGTTCATTGACAACTGCCAGGTTAAGATATGATGGCCGTCGTATAGATGATACTACGCGTATTAGCGAAGTTATGAATAAATGCGTTGTCATAAGCGATCGTGACATTAAAAGTTCGGCTGGCGTTTCAGTAGTTGATATGGTCGTAAATGAAAATGGTATATGTGCCTATCTAAACAGTGAAATTCAAAGCATTACACCAGTTGGTAAAGATTGCGAGTCTAAGCGACTCACAGTAGTGAATCCAGATATTATGAGGTCTGGAATATTATCTTGGTTGGATCCAGCAGAATTGAATCTAAAATTAACAGTTACAAATTATAGAGTTAATATAATACCATACCGTTTTTACTTGAAATCAAATGAATTAGATTCATATGAGTACATCTTTAATGATAATACTCACACTATTATGCAGCAAAAGTATTTAGACACAGCATTCTTTGAAAAGATGGAAAAATCGATGGACCAGATCGGGCAGAATATATAGTAATACTATATAGCGAATGAGCAAATACAATACAGATTTATGTAGTAATGATATGACATTCGCTGACTGTGAATTAGCCATATTACGACATGCGGTAGACGAAAGCGATGAGAAAAAATCGAAACGTTTAGCCAATGCGGTTGAAATTACGCAAATGATTGAAATAGTTGAAAATTTCCTTCGTAAGAAAGGCTTGATTTGTTATGGAGGAACCGCAATTAATAATATATTACCAAAAAAGGCGCAGTTTTATAATCGTGATTTAGAAGTCCCAGATTATGATTTTTATTCACCAAATGCGATGGATGACGCCAAGGCTCTGGCTGATGTGTTTCATGCAGCAGGCTTTCACGAGATTGAGGCTAAAGCCGGGGTCCATTATGGTACATTTAAAGTTTTCGTTAATTTTATACCGATCGCGGACATAACATTGTTGCATCCAGTGATATTCAAATCAATGTCGAAAGAGGCTATAAAAATAGACGGTATTTTATATTCACCTCCTAATTTTCTTCGCATGAATATGTATTTAGAACTATCTCGTCCAGAAGGAGACGTTTCCAGGTGGGAGAAGATTTTAAAACGGTTGACTTTATTGAATGAATATTATCCATTTGCAGTTACTGCCGAATGCGATAAGATTGAGTTTCAACGCAAGATGGAGACAGACGCGGTTAAATCAGATGAATTATATTTTACGATTCGCGATGCATTTATAGACGATGGTGCGGTTTTCTTTGGTGGATATGCTGCGCGCATGTATTCACGTTATATGACAAAAGACCGTAAGGAAATCATAAAAAAAATACCCGATTTTGACGTTCTTTCTGAGGACCCCGATAGGTGTGCCAATATATTGATTGAACGTTTGAGATCGAAAGGATTCAAAAACGCAAAGAAGAAGCATTATAGTCCAATCGGTGAGATTATACCTGAACGTATAGAGATTACGGTGGGTAAAGAGACCCTAGCGTTTATTTATAAGCCGATTGCCTGTCATAATTATAATGTAATAACTTTGGGCGATAAAGAAATTAAAGTGGCGACTATCGACACGATGTTGAGTTTCTACTTTGCATTCTATTATTCGGATGAGCCATATTATTCGAAGGATCGTATCTTATGTATGAGTAAGTTTTTATTCGACGTAGAGCATAAAAATCGTCTAGAACAGAAGGGTATTTTGAAACGATTTTCCATAGATTGTATAGGAACACAGCATACACTAGAGTCCATTCGCGCAGAAAAAATGGATAAATTCAAGGAACTGAAAAATAAGCGCGGTACAAAGGAGTATGATATGTGGTTTCTTAAATATTCGTTTGATAAGAAGGATACTGAAACCGATTATGTAAAAGTCGAACCGAAGAAGACGCTGAAGAAGCGATCTAATCTTAAAAATAAGTCTAAAAACGGTACAAAATCGAATGTCAACGATTTTTTTGTCCGAGCATTCCAACGTTAAATTTTTTGTTATTAATGCAATAACAAAAAAAAGAGCTCCGACCAGGATTCGAACCTGGGTTGTCCGAGTCAGAACCAGACGTGATAACCACTACACTATCGGAGCACTCAAGCCTCATTTGCGGATCGAACGCAAGACATTTCGCTTACAAAGCGAACGCTCTAACCACTGAGCTAAGAAGGCAAAAAAAACACATCCCCACAGATGTGTTGGTGATTCAGGAAACAATAGTAGGTATGTATCCCGGCGTGTACTTTGCACTTATACTTGACCGTTCACCCGTCGGCGAAACGTATAAAACAATACATACTTACTCCATTTATAACTATCTGGATAATCTAGATTGCGCAACACACAGATGCTATAATCCGTCTCCTTCCTCCCCAACATTTATTACGATATTTATTTAAGTAGTTTTTTTTACAATCAAGTTTTCAATTGCATCTTTTAATGGACCTGAAATTTCACTACACATTCGATCGATGCGAAATACCATCAAGTATCGCCTATAAAATACATACACTCCGAATAACAGTATGAGTAGATCAATCGGTGAGTATTTTACAAATACCATTTTTACTATAGTGATGAAGTACAAAATTACATACCCGATTACAAATTCGTCGTTATCTAATATTGAAATGGCTGCTAGTGAAGATTGCATAATTGAGAGATATAAAGGTAATATTTTACTATATTTGAATTTAATTAATTGGTTCAATTTTTCTATATATCAGTTAAATACTGCACTGTATTTTGTAGTGTGTAGAATATACTACCAAACAAAATACTCTTTAATGTAATCCCATAAAAGTTAATGTTTCCGTCGGAATTGTATACAGAGAGAAACGAAAAGTTCCGATAAAACATGGTATTCATTAATGGCATCTGGAATATGAAAAACATAAGTGCAACGAGGATCGGTGTCTGCAAATCGGATAGGATCTTGTCGACCATACTTGTCTTGTCTTTTCTGTTCTCATGTCTTCTTATATTCTCGTGAGTTACCTCTTCGTAGTCCTTTACATAATCGCTCGTCAACTTCGTGCGGGGAATATAATTTGGCTGGACCTCTTCGTCTTGTTGGTACATACTTTGGTCCATAGGAATGTCACGGGAAGGGAGTCGCATTTGGGGATTTTCTTCTTGAAACCGAACTTTGGAGTCCGGTTTAGATTGCGGTAGAGGCATTACATTTGGTTGTAATGAATTACCATAAGGATTCGGATGAATATTCATGGGAGCATATGTTGGAGCCTGATCGGTCGGCACCCGCATTGTTATATTTTCAGGCAGGTCATCGATTCGGGTGGTACTTTCCATTTGATTTTATAATATATTAAATTATCTAAAATCAAATTCTCTGACGAATAGTATTCCCCTAAAATAAACCAGATTTAGGTGGCACCGGTTCTGTAGGAGGCGAGGTTACATCAATTACCCTTTTAATAGGATCGCATTTCGCGGACTTTGTACTGTATTTGTAGCACTTCTCGTCATGTTTATAAATCTTGTCGTCGATATCGCTTATAACGGGACCATTAAATGTAAGGCATTTATCGCCCGTACACACTTGTCTAAACAGTGTGGCTACTCCAAGTCCGAGTAATACTGAAATAAAGAATCGCCCCATTTCAGTGGTTAATAATCGCTTAAAATTCATACTTGTATATGATAGTTGTAGAATTTAATAGGGGGAACCAAGGTTCCCCCTTACCCCTTCCTTTCAAGGGATCATCTGTTATCTGAACCGGGCAAGAGCCCCCTCACTGACTTGGTTCATCGAAAGGGAGGGGTTCGAGGAACCGTAGGTTCCCTGACTAGGTTCCCCCTGACTAGGTTCCCCCTGACTAGGTTCCCCCCTGACTAGGTTCCCCCTGACTAGGACTGAACTGGAATCTTGGATATATCCTTTTCATTATCCGGACATTTGACTTCTTGTTCTACTACAGAAAAACAACTGTTCGTCTTGTCCTTATACTGAAGTATACCAGCGTTCTCATGTGTAGGATAAACTACTATCTTTCGTTTGTCTGGGGTTGTTATGTAAACTGCGAATATTCCGAACGCTAAACTAACTATAAACACGTAAACATTTATGTATTTCAATATATTCATCGTTATATATATTTTGTCGTTATTTTATTTTCTTACTCTTGTCTTTTTTCTTTGACTCCTTGCTTTTGATTTTATCGGTCGACGGTTTTTCAAACTCAGCAATTAGTTTATCGTCGTCTAACTTCTGTTGTGCCGAACTACGAGCCTGCGTCTCAGCACCAGGTACGCGATATACATAATTTTCGGTTTCAGCGGAAACCTTTTCAAACACGCAGTGTGCGTTTTTATTCGCCTCCATCTTCTTACGCATTCGCTCTTTGATCGCTTCCTTCTTCGTCATTCGGTCCATTGCATTTGTGTCTACACGCATATTCTTACCTGCAAATTGCTTGAATAAATCGTTTAATTTATCTGCTCCTCCTCCCATCTCTTTCATCTTTGCCATAATGTCACCTGCCTCTTTCATGATCTCATCCTTTGAAATCTCACCACTATCCATCTTCTCTGTCAATCTATCGCCAACTTTCTTGACTAATCCCATCATCTTCTTTGGGTTCTTCATCAGATTCTTCAACACATCTTGCGTGCTACCAGTTGTTTCGCCTACGAGGTCATTAAAATCGCCGGATATTTCCTCAGCGAGCTCTTTCGCAAGCTTGCCGATCTTACCATCAAATACGCCTTTCAGATGTTCGTGAATGTCCTCCATATTTGGAATACCATCTTTAGGATCAAATGTAAATTCTTGGCGGTTTCCATCGTCTGGTGCAGTTTCCGCAGTTTTCCCCATATCTTTGAAGAAGTCTCCCAGCCCCTCCATTGTTTCTTTTAACTTATCTTGTAACGTGTTTTCATCGATGCCGTCAAAAATACTGGCCGCGTCACCAAATTTGGACTTGTCGTCAATCGAACCAATCGTGTTAAACAACATCAACTGTAAATATTTCCAAATGGTCTTCTTTGTATTATCACTTACGCCTTCACAGTTGAATAAAATCTTGAAATTTACATCTGGTAAGAACATTGTATTTACTTCGCTACTCAACACGAAAATTTCCGCATTTTGATACATGATATCGAAAAAACGTTCCGGGAAAACGGTAAGACAGTACGCGAACAATGTCTGATATTCTTCAGTTGTTGCGTCGGTCCACTTCGACCAGAAATGGGAGAACTCAGGAAACGTCGTCGTCAGATCGATGGTAAAATCATGAATGATAGTCTTAAAATTATCTATATTCGCCATAATATTTATATTATCTAACCCACCTATTTATATATTATTTTTGATACAATCTATTTTATATTTGTTTTCTAATATAAATATAAAATGCGTGTCGGTATTGTAAATATGTACTCTTATAAATTACGACATTATTTACCGAATGCATTGGCTTCGATAGGCTATGACATAACCGTGGTGGATTCGGACGACGATTATATTGATATAATTAAAAGTTCTCGTATTACCCATTGGATTTTTACTGGATCTGATTTGGATGTTATGAAGAAAAAGTCTCCGGTATTGGATCTTGAAATACTAAAGATGAAAAACAAGCGTTTTTTACTGATTTGTTATTCAATGGAAAGTGTTTTACAACAACTGGGGTGCCATCTGATAAAGCGCCCTAATGCAATAAAAGAGCGTTTCGACCTTGTTATGAATGGAGTCCAACTTAGAGCTTATAGGAATCATTACACGTATGTAGTACCAGAAAGCATAAAACGTGGTATGCGACTTTTAGCAACATATAAAGGTGACACCATGACAGTATCATACAAAAATCTAATGATGACACAATGGCATCCAGAGATAACAAAAGATGGTAATGTATTTATGAAGGAATGGTTAACTAACAGCATGTAAAATATATTGGTATGGTATATAGTGATGTCTAATATTCCAAAATTAAAGAATGATTTTAATTTAATACTACGTTTACGTAATGAATTACAGACAAAACGTGATACGCTAACTGAGAAACTTGACGAAATACGAGAACAATACAATGATTTGATAAAACAAAATCCTAAGAAGATATATTTGTATTGTCTGGACTCTCTTTATTTTCAATATAAGATTTTGCGAGTAGAATTAGAGCAATTTCAGAAAACAATTTCGCTTATATTCAACCGAATGTATGGCGACTATTATAAATTATATAATATAATACAGGCACAGTGTAAGGATAATAACATCGATATACTATTGTCGGGCGAAAATGTAGTAGTGTATAAAGATTTGGATCCACTTTTGGAATATAATTTAGACGACCTTGTTCTCGTTCATAAAATTATAGTTGATACGCTGAATAAACTAAATGTCTTGTATATGTCGAAACAAGATGAAATTAATAACCATAATTCAAATATGCGTGTTGGGTTCTCCGTTACCAGTTTTATATCTACTTTGTCTTATGAGAATAAACTGCTCGGCGAACAGATGAGTTTATATTCCGATTATCTATCGTTTTATCATTCGTCACAACGTAAATATTTCGATAAAGCGTTATATAAAATTAATACTTTTATGAGAGAAATCGAAGATGATATTTTAACTAATCATAAGACGTATAAAACCGAGACTATCACAATTGTTGAATCTATAGTAGGAGAACCGGATTTAGATTTGGTAGTTGCCGAGAAAAAAATAGAACCAGATGTCGAGAAAAACATAGAACCTGTTACCGAGAAAAAAACAGAATCAGATGTCGAGAAAAAAATAGAACCAGTTGCCGAAATAAAACCAACCCAAGCTGTTGAAGTAAAACCAGAAGTAATTGAAACAAAGCCAGAAGTAATTGAGACAAAATTAGAACCTAAAATCGGAGAACCGAAACAAGAAGATGAGAAACTAGAGGAAGACGATGATTTTCAGACAGTTGGGCGAAGCAAAAATGGTAAGAATAAAAAGAGATAAATTTCTATGTATTAGTATATAACACATGGAAAAAACGAAACCCTCCGATACTCAGTCGGACACGGCCGAAAGTAAAACAGATTCCACAGTAGGAAAGAACGTCAAGCATGTGAAATGGTCTCCCGAGAATGAAGTTATCATGGTAGAGTGGTGTGATGTAGCACAATGTTACAAATGGTTAAATTCGAGAGCACATGCAAAACTAAGTTACGCGCATGCTTGGTTTACTATACCCGCTATTACATTATCCACTATAACCGGGACTGCATCCTTCGCACAATCCAGTCTACCGATTGATATGCAAGCGTACGCCCCAGCGATAATCGGTTCAATAAACATTTGTATTGGAATTTTATCGACAATACAACAGTATTTAAAGATTTCCGAACTAAATGAAGCGCACAGAGTATCAGCTATATCTTGGGATAAATTCGCGAGAAATATACGAATTGAACTAGCAAAGGATCCCGATGAAAGAACCGACGCCGGGCAATTCTTGAAGATATGTAGAATGGAATTCGACAGACTAATGGAGACTAGTCCAGCCATACCACAGAAGGTTGTGCTTGAATTCAATAATGTATTTCAAGGTAGACCAGGTTCAAAGGAGCGAAAGCGATTCGATGAATTACGTAAACCCGATATATGTAATACGATAGTTACATCTAACGAAAGTCGTCATCACTGGTATAAGGAAATCGAACACATCGAACATAAAACCGACGATGACGATCACACAATAGATATAGAATTGATGGAATCAATAAAAAATAAGCACGAAGAAGATCAAACACGTATACAGGAATTGTTGAAAAAGGTACGTGAAAAGGAGGATGCTGAATTGACCGTAAAACGCAAGCAAAGTGTAGAAGCAATTCAGCAAGAATCTAAAATACAGGCGGATCGCGAAAAGCTACAAAAATATATAAATGCGTTTATGGAAACTGTTGGTAGAAGTCCTCACATAGACGAAGTCACTGATAACATGAAAGATTCTGTAAGCAAAGATGCTATAGAATCATTTAGAAATGTTTTATGAAGCGTAAATCAAAACTATAACAGAGAACATTGATACCCATATACTTATCATAATTGCATAACGAGATAGGTAAATCTTCTTATATTTATATAATAAACCTAAAATTGCGGGTATTGTAAATATAAGAGTTGCAATATACACTTTACGTAAGAAATTCTCAGTGGTTGCAGGTCTTTCGTTTTTCCAATAGAATAAAAACAAAACGGGTAATGTAATCCAGTAAAATACTTGTATGAATACTTTCATAAATGCAGATTCGGTGGGCGTTTTATATGGTTCGTCCGTTGGTATTAATTGCCATAATCCATATAATACTGGTAACTCCTTTTCATCGATTTCGTCTACGCTCATATATATTACTAAATTATATATAAAATTAACATAAAGCGAAAGTTGTATAGTAAACTATAGATCGGTTATATACAACACAAATGGCATATGAAGACGTACATGTAAGCGATAATGAGAGTGATAATGATAGCGAGAGCGAGATTGACGCTGAGTCAACTGTAGAGTCTATCGCCGACTCTACCGCGAGCGCAAAGCGTATGTCAAGGAGACAATATCAGAAGGCATTAAAGTTGTCCGATCCAGATTATTACGTAACCACTCGGCGATCTGGTTCAAGGATGAAGGATGTTGAGTTGTATTCTACGCGATGCAATCCTGGACGCTTGATCCGAAATCCGATTATTGGTAGTCGCACTAACGATCGTGTGGGTACTCTAGCTGAGCGCACATACTTTCGTGTTAGAATGACAACAATCGGGGATGGAATTGAACCTGTCACGTTGTATTATGATTCTCCGGAGACGTATGAGAAGCATATGCATACTAAGGTATCTAAGGATATTAAGAAGGAATGGAGAGCTAGGTCCAACATTTAGTCGCAAGATATAATATCTTTATATTATATAAATGTCAACCGGTCAACCCATTTTAACTGGATTAAATAATGGTATATTAAGTGGTAATAAAGCTATGCCAGCGAAAGATATCACTTCGGATGGTAATAGTTCATTTTCTATGAGTCGACGTAGTTATGCGAGAGTAATGCCATTAACAACGCAATCTAACGTAATACAACAAGAGAAGAAATGGTTCGGTAACAGGGATGCTTCGCAAGTAACTGCGAATGCCAGAGTAAGTCAGGTAGGCATAGGCTCATCAAATACAGCACAGTCTGCGTTCTCGTTTAAATCTAGTACTGAGACAAATTCAGAGCGCCAGGCTCTAAATCGCGTACGTGGCGGAGGTAGGGCCGTTGCACCGATGAAAGCTACTATGAGTAATAAGATATTATAAATTTTTTATCCACCATATTATATATAATATGGCGGACATGATAACATTTAATGGCGTGCCAGTTGTCACATATGGTTTAACTGGAGTTATGATAGCTGTCTTGACTACAATGACGTTTGTTGATACAAAGAACCAATCTAGCGAAATTATTGCTACGGCATCGGTTCCATCCTTTGTTAGTAGTGTGCTAACTCCGACCGCACCTTCATTTATTGAAACTGTTACAGCCAAAATAAGCACACCTTCTATTATGGGATCGTTTACAGGAAAAAAAGAGGAACCTTCCATCATGGAATCACTTACAGGAAAAAAGGAAGAACCATCTATTATGGAATCAATTATTGGTAAAAAAGAAGAGCCTTCAATGTTAGAATCAATTATAGGCAAAAAAGAAGATCCTTCTATGCTAGAATCGTTAACTGGTAAGAAAGAGGAACCCTCTTTAATGGAAAAGATAACGACACCCATCGCTAGATTAGTAGAGGATGAAGAGGAAGACGAGGGTTACGTACAAAGAAAGGGTGGATCTAAGAAAAATAAGAACAAACGCAAGAATAAGCGCACTCGGAAATCCAAGTAATTCTGTTATATGATTTCGACTTTTGCCATTTTTATACAAGGGTTATTTTTCTCAAATAGTTCGCGCCCATAAGATCTATAATCAAACGTGCAAACATGCCCTCCAGTAAATTCTGTATCCGTTTGTTTTGGTATTTTACATGTCGAACAAAACGAGCGGTATTTATTTTCAGAGTCTCTACATTTACAAGCAAATCCGAATAGTCCAATCTTTTTTTTACACTCACTACACTTGGTTTGTCTCTGATCCATTATTTAGTTAAATGTACTATATAACATTTACATTATTGTAACAATCAATTTTACTAACACGGTAAAATTGATTATAAAATTTATAATATTTATTTAAAACACAAAACACCAAAATGAACAACGATACAGTTAAGAGGGATAAAGTCAGGGAGGATAATCTAAAGGAAGCATTCCAATTTGGTGGGGCTACATCCGCATTTACACGATTTAAGAAGCCCTGTCAAGTTCAAGAACAGCCACAGATCGACTCAATTACAAACACACGTTCTAACCGCAAGACTGCATTTGCTCGAATTAAACAACTATTTAGTCTACAAACGTAGATCATTATATCAAACTAAGCCTGTTGGTACAACGATTAAACAATAGGTTAATTTCCATTACATTCGAGCCGAGTGCAGTATCGTCTGGAATAAACGATACGTTTCCTGCCTTCCAACATAATATAGCCGGAATACCATTTACCATCTTTTTAGTCTTTAGAAACGCATACAATTCGAAATTTTCGTCTACATCAATATCACAGCATACAACTTTACTTCCATATACACTTGTAATTTGGTCCATCAATCCATGTACCAAATTGGCGATTTGCTGACAAGGTCCACACCATGTTGCACCAAGCTTTAAAATTACAATACCTGTATTTTTCGCTAGGATCTCGTTAAATCCGGCGATACCATCAAATTCGGTGATAATCGTCATTATTTCCTTTAATATGTATACATTATATTTTCTATATCTTTTTTTATATAAAACTAATAGTATTATATGTGTATATGTCGAATCACAATCTAAATATTAGCATGTATTCTCTCGAGGAAATACTTGGACTGTTTGATCTGACATACGATATAGAGTTGGATGGCATAAAAAAAGCAAAGAAAAAGGTTCTTATGTTACATCCAGATAAGTCTCGCCTATCTTCTGAGTATTTTATATTTTATAAGCAAGCATTCGAGATTATAGTACGATATTATGAGGAACAGACACGACATAAACGGACTGGATCTACAGTTTATTCACAAATTAACGAAACAGATAAGAATGTAAAACGAACCATCAGTGGAATCAAAACCGAAGACTTCCAGAAGAAATTTAATGAATTATTTGAAAAGAATGCAAGCGTAAAACCAGACTCAGGTAAAAACGAATGGTTTAAAAATGATGAACCATTATATAATAATCTGGAGAACGTTTCGGTCCAAAATATGGGACGTGCATTCGATAATATTAAATCATTAGTTGTGCGTAATACAGATATTCAGACACTCGGTGGCGGCGGGACTAGTCTATATAATGATGATACTGATGATAGTTATGTTACATGTGACCCGTTCAGTAAGTTAAAATTCGATGACCTACGCAAAGTTCATAAAGACCATACTGTATTGGCAGTTAGTGAACGTGACTACGAATCCGTAAAAAAATACAGTTCTATGGACCATTTGATTCAAGAACGTGGTCGCGACAAATTAACTCCTATGGAGAAGAGCGATTCGGAAAAGATGATGGAGACTAGACAAAAAGAACGAGAACATGCTATAATGCGAAAACAACATGCTGCCACAATACAGGCTATGGAGAACGAAAAAAAAGGCAGAGTAATGTTAGGCAATTTCCTTAGGCTCGGTAACTAATGACTTTTTGATTTGTACTATCTCATCCTGTAACGATTTCACAATTCGATGTAATTCATCTACTTCTTTACGTATATTATTCTCTATAGGAAGTGGCGTGTGTACATCCAATTCTCTCTGTTTCATTTGCTGCTTTAATAATTCGTCCATATTTTCAATGACTCCATCACCAAGCGGTTCTTTAAAATTTGGTTCAGGTGGTAACTCTTTTTTAATCATCTTATCGTAGTCTTGTTGTCGATCCACAAACTGCCTAGTGTATGATTCTTGTTTTTCTGTATTTTGCTTAAGTAAATTTATCATATAACTGATTGTGTCCTTATTCAATTGTCTTAAATCATATTTAACGTTCATATTTTGCTGATAAAACGTACCAAGTATGTTTTTAAACCACTCTTGTTGCTGGTTTGTTGGGATTTTTTCATGTAGCAATTGTATTTTTTGTATAGTCGACCATAAAATAGTTTGATTTTCAATACTGATATAAGATGTCATAATACAGACGTTTTGTAATTTACCTTTACATAATTATATTTATAAAATATAATTACGCAATTATTCTTCTTCCTCTTTTTCCTCAGCTCTTGTTATTTTCTCTAGCTTCTTTATGTTGTTTGTTTTGGTGTTACCAACTTCTAGTTTTTTTATAAAAACTATATTGTCTTTGTCTGTTATAGTGTTGCCAAAATCGTCCATTTTTGGATCTTTCGGTCTAATTTCAGCTAGGCCTTCATCCACTAAATTCATATTATAATTCAAATAATCCAAGAATGGAAACGCAGGTCTTGCTATTATTAGTTTATATAGTAAATCAGTATTGCTTGTATCTAACTTCGATTTACGGACTACTACAAATGCCTTTTCGTTTGATGTAAATCCCCCTTTTATAGTTTTTCTTCTCTTATTTTGAGATATCTTATTCTTGTATGTTTTCATAACTATAATATACAGATATAATTTTACGAGCGGAAATATTCGGATCGTAGTTTTTCCACATATTTGTCTGGGATACGATGTCGTTTGAAAAATGTAATTTTTTGTTTTATATTCTTAAATGTCTTATCTTCGTATTTATTCGTAAGCATTGTAACTAGAAAGAATAACGAATACATTCCACATTCTGTATTACTATATTGGTGTTCGAACGCACCATTTGAATCGACTTTAAATCTTATATGTAACGCCTTTGCTTGTTTTTGTATACGTGCGATTAAAACCTCAACTTCGCGTGGCATGCTATTTCCTGCACTATCAAAGTAGAACATGTATTTGTTTTTAACGTCTATATACAACGAGACCCAATGAGAACCCGATTTAGTATGATCGTCTAAATTGAATATAATTCCTATTTTCGTCTTACCTTTTTTGATATAATCGGCCAATGAAAATTTACATAGAGAATCCTCAACACACGTATTACTATTAATCCTGTAATCAAAATCTATATAGGATGGACCCAAAAATACAAACTCCTTGTATGCGTTTACATATTGCATAATAACATTCAATATGTCTGTATCTGACAACCATTCGTTAATATTCAATTTCCACTCAGATGGTTGTTTTGGCACAAATGCGTGTTCCTCGATCTCTTGTCTTTTCTCATTATCGGCTATCTTCGAAATTACGCATTTGTCATCGTTCGAACATTCACTCATTACGTCGCGCACCGATTGATTCCCTTCAAATATAACATCGCCTAATAATGGTTTTGTAAGACAGCTATTATTCGTCAACGTTTTCCCTGTTAATGCTGGATTACAATTGTGGTGTATTTTTTTTGTAGTACCTCGCGATTTCTTTTTGTTTCTATTGACGCGGGTTCTCATTATACTATATTTACATATTTTTTTTAATTGCGCCTGCACCCCAAAATGATTTAATGGGTTCACAATTACCAAACATTACATCCTCTTCTGTATCCTTTTCATATTTAGGTTCCTCTTCTAGTTTTTTCATTTCGATAAATCGAATACAGGATTTTACGTAATTTGAAAATGCCTCATCTAATTCTGTTGAATTTTGCTTATTACGATCATCCAAATATTCCTCCGTTATTTGCATAATAATGTCTCTATATTTCGCTACATTTTCCTGATATTCTTGTATCTCCTCGTATTTACTCGGATCTTTGATCGATAGATACTTGTTATATTGTGTTTTATTCATTAATAACTCGAGTGTTATTTTGTCTATCCCGTCCATTAATATATTATATCTAATATATTAATCTCGTTATTTTACAATTGTTTTTCTAGTTTTATTGTTTTTCTGTTTTTCCTTTTTCTCTTGTTGTTCCAATCTCTTCTTCATGGTCGCAGCGTCTTTTTGTGCTTTCTTCTCTTGTTTCGCATCTTCTTTTTGTGCTTTCTTTTCCTGTTTCGCATCTTCTTTTTGTGCTTTCTTTTCCTGTTTTTCAGTCTCCTTTTGTAGTTTCTTTGTCTTATTCGCGGCCTCTTTTTGTGCTTTCTTTTCCTGTTTCTCTGCCTCCTTTTGTAGTTTTTTGGTATTATTTGCAGCAACCTTTTGTAGTTTATCTGCGGATTTCTTCTCAATCTTCTCTTTCGCTTCTACTAACTGGTCTTTCATAATACCAGTATACTTAGTAACCAAGTCTTTTAACACATCATGTTTAATTTCATCTACGTAATTATCTTGTACTCGTAATTGTTTGCGTAATAGCTTTTCTGCTTTATCGATTTCGCGTTTCTCCATGTTCTCGTCCTTCAATTGGACCTTAAAATCTTTATGAAGAGAACGTGTGCGCTTCTTTTTGGCCTTCTCGATCGATTTGCGTGTTTTGTTTACTATAATAACTTGTTCTCCGAATGTCTTAACGTTGTGTCGCTTTACCGTCTTAGCTTTTTTCTGTGTGTCTTTTATAACAAGTTTGACAACACTTCTTTCTAGATCATTCAGATTCGTTTTCAACATCATCTTCAATTCCGATATTTTTACCTTGAAACTATTTTCGCTTATCTTCAACATTTTTTCCATTTCCACAATTTTATTATCTTGTTCTTTAATTGCATGCATATATGATTGTATGTCCGGGTGTTCTTTTAATAATTCCGATTCAGTGCGTATGGTTTTACCACATTTGGTCTTAATGTTGTAATAAGTGCCTTGTTTAAATTTCTCATATTCTTCGGGATGAGCTTGTACTCTTTTCAATATCTCAGCTATATTTTTTGTTTTGAATAACTTCTGCGATTTTATAGATTCGCGTATCGCTTTAATTTCATCCTTGATACGCGTAACTTCCACCTTGGCATCGGTTACTATATTTCGCATATTACTTTTTGCTATCTTCTCGCATGCTTTTTTCATATCGGGGGTGTCGCTATACTTCGCACACTCCGCTTTGAGAACCTTAAATTTATTCACATCTAAATCACCCAATTCTCCCTTTATCTCCGTATTTGCGTTCTCAATCTTATCTTTTAACTTCACTATATCAGAATTCACTAACTCTCTAACGGTTCGCTTATCGAATGCATTAATATCATCCATCGCTGCAAGTGGCACCTTGATTTGATGTATAATCGGTTGTGAGAATTGCCGGGCGTCCTTTTCGCGATTCAAGTAACTCACATATCCCGCCGTATCATCCAAATATTGTTTTAGACCTATAACGGAGAACTTACCACTATCCATTTCTAAGTATTTATTTGTAAACTCATCGAAATCAGTCGGCATCTGTTCTCCCATCGGCTTACATAGATTGATTAATTTAATCATCTCCATTGGGTTTGTAGTTATGGGGGTAGCCGTCATAAGCATAAGACGCACGGAGTTACGACCAGATACAGCATACGAGTTCAATAGCGACTCTTGTAAAGCACCCATGTCAGGTCGCTCGATAGACGACAAGTCACCGCCACCATATAACTTATGGGCTTCGTCGATTATAATCAGAGTTTTACGAAGAGGATCAGCGGTACCATTAATCTTGACAAGCGTGTCATATAGTTTATTACGCTTGCTAACCAGGTTACTGAATTGCTTGTAAGACATCGGACGGATTCGCCAAGAAGATGATAGTAACTTCATTCGTTTGGGTTGCTCGGATGGTATAGCAATTTCGTTAGCAGATAATTTGGTACGGATAACTTCGTGGCACACTTGATCGAACATGTTTTTCCATATGTCATTTTTTAGTGTTGTTCTCGTAACCCATAATATCGTGTACCCCTCCTTTTCGAATTCATTCGACGCAGCCGCAATTGCGGAACATGTCTTTCCGGAACCGGTAGAGTGCCAAAGGAGCATACCCTTCACTGGGTTGGAAGGTACGAAATAATTTTTCAAGAAATCTTGGGTAGGGGTTAGCGTGATAACAGAGGGCGCACCTCCCGCAAGTGCAGAATCTTCGTCATATGTGAGAGGTAGACGTGTAGCCGAATCTCCATATACATAACCACCCGTTGATTTCACACCACCTCCATATACATAACCACCCGTTGATTTCATGCCACTATCCTCTGTAGGGGGTTTACGGGGGACGGTGTCCCCCGTACATAGGTTCTCCATTTTTGCCTTTTCCCATTTATATTTTCCGAAGTTCTCATTAATATGTTTCTTTAGTTCATCGTGTTTCATTCGTTCACCAGTCTGTTGGATTTGAGGAATGGCTACCAGTCTCTCTGCCATCGCAAATGCGAGTTCGATTGGCATATCACCACGGACGACTATCGGTGACAAGTCATCGCGGACTATGACTTTACGTTTCGCACCACCATTTACAGAGAACGTATGAATGTTCTCGTTTAGATCATGGTCGACCGATCCCATTATGGTTGCTCGTTCGAGTTCTCCTGTGAACGCGTATAATCGCAAATCCAAATTCATAGCCTTCATGTATAATTGGAATGTTGTCTCTACATTACCCATCAAACCGCGCACATCGCTAGGTATCACCATGTCATATATAAATACATGTAGCGGCCACCCCATCGTAGGGTGGAATTGTAAACCCTTTTGACCGCATGTTCTCGTACCACGACCTATAACCTGTTTTTGGTCCGCGGCGGTGGATGGGGGTTCGAATATATGTATATATTTAATATCAAATAAATCAATTCCTTCTTTGAATCCACTATCCATAACTATAATGCGTGCGTTCTCTCCATGTACGTTATTGGGTCTTTCGTTGAACCTAGCCAGTATGTCCTTTTTAGTGACAACGCTGATCGGTTGGTCGAACACAGTTACCGACGACAATAGATAAAAATTGTTACCCTTTGTCTTTTGTAATTGGACGTCAGATAGCATCTGGATCTTTCCGAACTTCTTCTTACCGCTACTGGTTGGTTCGGCTTTGTAACCGAGTGTCATGCCAGTCGCAATTAGAGCGGACGCGATTAGCTTGACGCCATAACTATTCGATTTAAGATCGGTGAAAATCAAATGTTTGAAATGGGTACCATGTTCTCGCATGTCACTGTCATCCAACGATTTTATTTTCTGTAGGAGAACCTGTAATTTAGGGGAATGTGTATTAATATCAGCCAAAAGGACACTTGGGTCACTTGCATAATCTACTAAATTATGTTCTTTCTTGGCTTTCGACCAATTCGAACGTTTTTTAACACATTCTGCATTGAATACGACGTTTGTGTCTGTTTTCATGGTGTCCTTCGTACGTTTTATCCTATCCTCAATCGGAGTTCCGAGAATACTCGATGCATGAGTAGATGGAATAGACAGTTCGGTAGAAGCATACGAAACAGAAGATGTCGGCGTTGTTGATGCGTTAGATGTAACCGTGCTTTCGGACATTGTTTGCCAACTGCTACTCATTATATATAATCCACAGATTATAATATTATATAATAGTATAGAAATGAGTAGTCTAGGAGGAGGTCTGCAAGGTATATCCGTTAAACAAACTGCAAACAGCGTTCGTAATAGCGATCATGTGATGGCGCGCAGGATTTTGCGTAGCTCGTGGAATAACAGCAACGTTACCAGTGATAGGAAAATCGGGGCTTTCCGTGCGGTAAACAATTTAGGTGATGTTCTGAATCGCCAGAATTACTCGTGTGGTGGACCCAATCAGGTGAATTCGCGCCCGGGAATACATGGAGGAGGGGGCGGAATCCCTCAACAATGCGATGGAACCGGTATCGCCGCCGCTTCGTGCAATCCCAAGTTCGTTCCCGATTCGTCTGATTACGTCAAGTTCAAGAAACAGCGCGCACTTAGCCAGAACTACAATGATAGTAAATTTGGTGGAGATCAATCCAACGCGTCGTATAGTTCAATGATGAGTGTCCGGCGTTAAAAAAATTCGCATAATAGTATATATAATACGAATGAATAAGTATTTAGTAGAGTTTTTAGGCACACTTCTGTTTATCTATGTGATTTTGGCTACTGGTAATCCTCTTGCGATTGGTGCTACGCTGGCATTGGTTATTCTGATCGCGGCTCCTATATCAGGCGGCCATATTAATCCGGCCGTCAGTATCGTTATGGCCTCGGCTGGCAAGATTGAGGTTACAGAGCTTTTACCATATGTGGTATCTCAGGTTCTCGGTGGGTTGGTAGCACTCGAGCTTTACAAGCGTTATAAGATGTAGTCAGGGAACCTACGGTTCCCCGAACCCCTCCCTTAGTTGTGGATTTTAGGGAGGGGGTATCGGGTTACATGAGAGATTTTATTATGTTAGTGAGGGGCGTGCGGGGGGCGTCAGCCCCCGCAAAAATTGATCTATAAATTTATATATAGATCAAGTGTAAAATACCCAAAATAAAATGAATTGCGAAATCTGCACCGAGCCGTTTACAAAGAGACGTCAGAACGTCAAATGTCAATATTGTGATTTCGGTGCTTGTACTGACTGTTACAAGACGTATCTACTAAGCCGGTCCAAACCAAAATGTATGTCGAATGAATGTACGGGAGAATGGTCTAGAAAACACCTCCGGGATAATTTCACACAGGTCTTTATTTCGAAGGAGTTGAGAGAACATCAGAAAAATATTCTGATAGAGACACAGATGGCTCTGATGCCGGAGACTCAATTGGTAATAGAGGAGATTAAACGCGTAGCAAGAATAAATAAGAAAATCACCGCGCTCAGACAAGTATGGAATGAGAAGCGTGAAGCAAATGCAAAATTCGAAGGCGAGAAAATGGGAGAGTATAATCGTAAGAAAAAGGCGATCACTGACATGAGGAGTTGGCACACAGGATATTACGGTACTCAGTTTGTAGACCAATTGAAACGAGCCGTAGAAACGTTCAGTAATCCAGACAACTTAATGCCAGATGATGGGTTAACTGCCACTATGAATGATATAATTGCCAAATATGATATGATAGAAAACCAAGTGAAAACGAATGCTACCACTATAGAAGCGTACAAGATAATAAGCTATCCGGAATGGGAGGATTATATATCACGACGTGATACAGAGATGAGTGAGATCTCAAATGAAATAGAAAGACTTCGTAGAAGACGTGACAACGGTGCGAAAAGACACCGCGCCGAATTCGTGAAGAAGTGCGGAGATCCCGAGTGTCGTGGCTTCCTATCCACACGATGGAAATGCGGTCTATGTGAGAAAATGACTTGTATAGATTGTCATGAGGTTAAAATAGATGAAGTCCAGCATGTTTGCGACCAGAATTGCGTTGCGACAATCAAATTGCTTAAAACTGACACCAAAGACTGCCCGCAATGCCAAGCGAGCATTTTCAAAATCGATGGTTGCGATCAGATGTGGTGTACGCTTTGTAAGACTGGATTCAGTTGGTCGACGGGTAAGATCGAAATGAAGCTCCACAATCCACATTATTATGAGTGGCGGCGTCAGAATGGCGGACTAGACCGAGAACCAGGTGACAATCAACAGTGTGTGACTCCAGAAGATATACTAATGAACGTTATCAATCAATCAGTCATGGACGAAGGTGACGAATTGGATGAACTGATTGAAAAATGCAGACGGTGCGTACACATATCGGCTTATAATCATAATCCTAGAATTCCAGACTATGAGGCTGACAGAATCGAATATCTAAACCAAACAATAAACGCCGAACAATTCAAGTCTACTCTCATACGTGTATCTAAGGCATACTCTAAAAAGCAAGAACTATACACAGTGTATGAGTTGCTAGTGACAACATTTACTGATATAATGCGTCGCTACTGTGCTAATATGGAGGATGTTACGGTGTTAAATGAACTGAATACTATAGTGGACTATGTCAATGTATGCTTCGCTGACATAGCGTATTCCTATGGATGCACTTCAAAACACGTAATTGACTACGACATGGGCGTATCCAAAGTTTCAATGAAGAAAACAACTATATAGAAACATGGTACGATATATTGTATTATATGCTGGCACAAATCTTAGAGCAAATAACTACTAATAAAACGGGAGTGGAGATAGGCGGTCCATCGGAGAGTGGCGGACTAATTTATAAATACTCAACAAAGATGGATAATGTAATTTTTTCTCGTGAAACCGTATGGTCGTCGCACACCAATAACACTTACAATTACTATTATGGTAAAACTGGTAATGTGATTATAAACGACGCCGTAAACATTACTGGCGTAGGTAATGAGGTATACGATTTCGTTTTTTCATCTCATTGTCTGGAACACATCGCAAACCCAATTAAAGCGTTAAAGGAATGGATGCGAATCATAAAGACTGGCGGCCATGTGATTTTAATTTTACCAGAGAAAACCAAGTGTTTCGATCATAAACGCGAAACGTCAAAATTTTCGGTTCTACTATCACAATACGAGAAGGATGTGGGTGAAGATGATCTATCGACCCTGCCTGAGATTCTAAAAAATCATGATTTGGCATTAGACCCACCCGCTGGAGATCTCGGAAATTTCGCGAGAAGAAGTTTGGATAATTATAACAACCGATGTCTGCACCATTATGTGTATAGCCCGGAACTACTCAAGGAACTATGTAAGTACATTGGGTGCGAATTTATATATACCATTACATATGGACTGGATATTTGGTTTATTATGAAAAAAAATAAGGAATCGTAGGTTCCCCATCCAGAGAGGGGTCATCTCTTACATCATTACTACTCGGTTACTAGCTTATTCACATCGATGAATGCGATGATCTTCTTTTCATCACCAAATGAATGGCCTGATTTAGGATTCTTTGTAAAATACTGAACTATACGCGGGTCTGGAATTTCATCGTTACCCAAATTATACGCCAAAAGAAGCTCGCGTAGTCCATAAAAGCACTGCCGATGACACAGGTCTAACCAACCATTTTGGACCATACCCTCGCCACAATAAGTACACTTAGAGGAAGACATTGGATAGAGATAGAGAGAAGTTGTTATTGTTTTATAGATAAAACAATAATATCATAAATCAATTTTTGCATTAACGTAGTTTTTTAACAAATACCTGTGATTCTTTCACTCCCAATACCGATATTCGCTTATGATAACCCGATGCAAATCCATCTATGCCTCTCTGAGTTAAATCAGGTCCTCCCCATCCATAATCATCGAATATCATAATACCTCCAATTTTTAACTTCCTAAAACTGAGGACGGCATCCTCTAATACATATTCCGGTTCGTGATTTCCGTCTATGTAAATTATATCGAAAAACGCATCGGGTAATTTGGGTATTTCATTATTCGAATAGCCACGATTTATAACCATCTTATTTTTGGATCCGGAATTCTCAATGTTATTGAGAAATGTATTATAAATAAATGGCTGCTGGTCTTTGTATTCAGGGTATTCGGCGTAATCTTCCCAGGGATCTATACAATATAATTTACTATCGGGGTGAAGTCCGTATGAGTCGGCGACGGATATAACATTCGCACCATAAAATGCTCCTATCTCTAAATATGTAATTGGTTTATCTTTATAGTTGTTTACATCGATAACCGAGAACCAATTGTCCGCTAAACGGTATTGTGTTCCATTAAATAATCGTGACATATAATGATTATAAATAATATATTAGACCATTTACTACGCAACTTCACCTTTATGAAAGGTGGATTATAATAAAAAAATATATACATTTGGATCCACCTTACCAAAACGGAAGGAGGGGTAAGGGGATATCGCCGTAGGCGCAGATGGAACGAAGTTTACAAGAACTTTTGTTTCCCCCTAGATATCATCAAAGTCAACTTCATCATCATCTACGAGTGGCTTAAGATCCGGTTGCTTCCTAATCAACCCACTCGTCTCATCATCGTCATCATCTACCTTATTCGTGAATACAATAGATTCATGTAGATTGCTTCCACTTCCACCTCCATCATCATCAAAATCACCATACTTATTCTGTAGAATACATAACAGATCACACTCCCTCTTCTGATCGGAAGACCAAGTGCGTTTGCCTACCAGAACAAATGAACTGGTGCTAACCATATTGTGTGACTTATTTCGTCCACGGAACTTACCACGAATATAACACAAATATTGTGTCTTATCAATAATGTCAATTACATGACACATGCCATTACCGAGCATCTTGTCTACCTTCGCGATGAACTCAAACTCATTAGAGGGTTTTGGGTCGTGACTTGCGTGCTCGTGGATCGTATTCTTACGAGCGATGGTCTTGTGCTTAGAGCCTCCAGTTGTGTTCTTTACCATTTTATCTAGTTGTGTTGTGTGGCGTTTGTGGTGTTATTGATACTATAATATTATAGAATCAATTTTCTCAGGAAACCTGCGGTTTCCCGAACCCTTCCCTTTTAACGTATTAAATCAACTTTTTTATTTTAGCGGCTGTTAATTTATGCCATTCAATTATCCCTAGTAAATCTTCTGAATAAAGGAGGGGGTAAGGGGGAACCATCGGTTCCCCCTAGAAGTCGGTGTTGAATTCGAAAATCGCATCATCCTTCTTGCAATTGGATAGTGCGTACTCCGAGTTGGTGCGCTCGAAGAAATTTGTCTTCGTCTCTACACTAATCAGCTCCATGAAGTCAAACGGGTTATGCGATCCGTAAATCTTATCATATCCCAGCTGTACGGACAATCGATCGGCGACAAATTCAACATATTGTGTCATCAATTTCGCGTTCATACCAATCAACCTGCAAGGTAGCGAATCAGTTATGAACGACTTCTCGATCTCCGTCGCATCTCGTATAATCTCAATAACACGCTCTTTAGGAACACGCTTATTTAGTTTACCATAAAGAAGAATAGCGAACTCGGTGTGGAGTGCTTCGTCACGAGATATAAATTCATTGGAAAGAGTAAGTCCTGGCATAAGTCCACGCTTCTTGATCCAATATATGGATGCGAAACTACTGCTGAAGAAAATACCCTCAACACATGCGAATGCAACTAGGCGAGACGCGAATGACGCGTCATCATCACCTATCCACTTCTCGGCCCACTTTGCCTTTGTACTAATGCACGGGAAATTATCGATCGCCTTGAATAGCTTATCCTTTTCTTCCGTGTCCTTGATATACGTATCAATCAATATAGAATACATCTCTGAATGAATCGATTCCATAGCCGACTGAAACGCATAAAACGACCTCGCCTCCGCAACCTTCACATCATTTAGGAAGCGCAGTGATATGTTCTCCATTACGAGCCCATCACTGCCCGCGAAAAACGCCAGCGTCATACTGATAAAATGACGCTCATCGTCACTCAGATTAGCCCAGTCATTTAAATCGCGCGACAAATCCACCTCCTCTGGACGCCAGAACGAATCTACCTGACGCTTATACATTTGATAAATGTCATCATATTGTATAGGGAATAAGGTGTAACGTCCAGGTGAGTCGCGCAAAATTGGTTCATCAGACATCGCGTTCCTAAATATATAGATGGGGTATATAATAATTAGAGGACTTTAGTTTTAAGCCTTTTTAGTAAAATAAGTTCTAGCGATTGTATATACATATAAAATGAAGAGTAGTATACTGAAAGACACCGGTAAGATTTTACACAATCGTTTTGTTTTATACTTCGTTCTTTTTTTAGCACTGTCTGATCTGCTATTTCTTGCAATGGGGAGCGAATTTGTATCCATTTCCATATTCATTCTATCTGGATTCGTAACTTCGTTCTTCAGTAAAAATATGATGGTGATTATGTGCGTTGCCATGGTTATTACCAACATTTTGAGGTATGGGACTGGAATCAGAATGAGCGAGGGACTAGTTTCTGGTGAAATGCCTCCCACAACTGATGAAGAGGAAACACCAGATTCCAAGACAACTGATGAGGATACACCACCTGATTCCAAGCCAATGGATTCCAAGACACCTGAAATCAAGACACCTGAAATCAAGACACCTGAAATCAAGACACCTGAAACAAAGACACCTGAAACAAAGACACCTGAAACCAAGACACCTGATTCCAAGACACCTGTTAAGGATAAAGTTATTACAGAAGAAGATAAACAGAAATTCTTAGAGAATATGGAAAAACTGGAAATGTATGAACCCCTATTTAAATCGATGGATAAATTAATGCATAAGGTAGGTGTGTTGATTGGAAATGTAAAATAAAATAGACGCATATTATAGGAACCAGTGATGGATTTAAAAATTATATTCTTAATAATTTTAGGTATAATTACATCTATATTAATAGTTACAATCGTATATCAGAAGGTATATATTGTCGAAGGGATCAATTGGGATCCGCTTGGAGTTGGAAAGGCGCTCAAGAAGGCAGGTTTGGATCCAGTTGGTGACTTTATTGACGAGATTAAAAAAACAATAAATGACATAATTAATGGAGTAAACACAATAGTTTGTTTCGTCGAATTTATTATAGACCTTCTCAAATGGTTCGCTCACACAATGGCGTGTATATTCGCGCTATTTATTCCACCATGTCCCATATTTTATATTATTGATATGTTCATTGCATTTGTTGGCTGGATATTGGGTGAACTATTAAGACTTGTACGTTTAGAAATGCTAATTGATGCATTTTCAGCAGGATGCACCGGAATAAACTTTGTAACAAATGCGACATTGGGTGTTGAAATAACCGATTTTCATGCATGGATGGGTATTAAACCACTGTGCTACAATCCGAAGTTTAAATTTCAACCATTTCCAAAATATGTAGCTCCGAAACGTAGAAATTACATTTAGTTCGTAATCTGGTAATATTATTTATGTTTACACCCTTGAAGATTCAACAAAAATACTACTCACATATGATAATAATATTACAGAAAATTATAAATGTATATTATAGCAACCGTCTATGGATATAAAAATTATATTCTTATTAATTTTAGGTATAATTACATCGTTATTGATAGTTAAGATCGCACATCAGAAAGTCTATGGCGTAGAGGGGATGTTTGATGACATTAAAAACACTATAAATGACATAATTAATGGAGTAAACACAATAGCTTGTTTCGTAAATTATCTGATAATACTCCTTAAGTGGTTCGCTCACACAATGGCGTGTATATTTGCGCTATTTATTCCACCATGCCCGTTTTTCCATATTCTTGATATAATAATTGCGTTTATTGGGTTTATATTGAGTAAGTTGTTAAAATTGTTACGTTTAGAAATGCTGATAGATGCATTTTCTGCTGGGTGCGATGGAATAAACTTCTTAACAAATACCGCAATTGGTATCGAAATCACAGATTTCCGAACATGGATGCGTATTAGACCACTTTGCTATAATCCAAAATTTGCATTTCAACCATTTCCAGTGTTTGTACCACCAAAACGTAAAAAATACATTTAGATCTGTCAAGGACCCTATGGTTCCCTGATTTTTGTATACACTTATTATATAATGGGTAAAAAGTGTATTCCGGGTGTTATATGCATTGAGAACATGACATTATTTGTTTTACTAGTGATTCTGGGTGTACTTGTATACATGTTTTATAAGACACCTACGCAAATGCCTTTAATGCAGATGCCCTTAATGCAAATGCCTTTAATGCACATGCAAATGCAGATGCAGAGACAAACCCCACAAATGGATGTATTGAATGATCCATACACACCACCTACGAGAACGATCAACGTAGAAACGCGAGGCACTATGATGCAATATTCACAAATCGGTATATTGACGAAGGATAGTTTGATATTACCGCTTATGGGAAGACAGTATATGAGCGGCCGTGACAAATGGCAATATTACACCATATCGAACACCGGGAATTTAAACACTAAGTTACCGGTCAGTGTTAAGGGTAAGAGCTGTACTTCCGAGTACGGTTGCGACCAAATAATGAATGGAGATCAAGTGTACGTAGAAGGATACAACAATACATTTAACGCAACGGTGTATGAAAACAATATGTTTAGTTATATCCCACAGATGATATAATATATATAATATTTTTTTATAATAAAAATATAATACGATATAGTATAGATATGAGCGACCAGGTATTAATCATCTTGGAAATCGATCATAAGGGTGATACGAAATTCTTACGATCATATATATCTACAAAAACATTCAACCTTATCGGTCAAACACGTTCAAAAAAAGATGATACAATTAAAATGTGTAAAGGATTCGAGATAAAATCATCTGATTCTAAGAAGATCGTAGATGTTTGTGCGGATAATGGACTGAAAGATTGCATCGACATTACAGACACAGGTCCAAATGAATTGGAAATAAGCGAAGGGTGCAAATATGGGTTTATTATTACATCAGTTAAAACGCCAACCAGTTACGAGATGTATGCTACGGAAAAATACAATCAACCGGTTACAATCGATGATGACACGATAACATCTGAAGGGTGGATAGAAGAGTATAGAAGTAAACAGATACGTGACAAATATCAAGAGGTATTTGACAATGTTTTTAGTTTTTTTAGTTCGGAAACCGATTTCGAGAAAGCAGATTCAGATGAAGATTTTAAAGAGGGAGAGGAATCGGAAGATGAAGATGACGATGAATCAGTCTTTGATTCGGATGAAGATTTTAAAGAGGGAGAGGAATCGGAAGATGAAGATGAATCAGAAGAGGAACAGGAAGAGGGACAGGAAAATGTAGATGGAAAAGAAGATGGAAAAGAAGATGGAAAAGAAGGTGTAAAGGGAAGACCTGGATCAGAAGACGTAAATGAAGTATTTGAAGAAGAAGATGGAGACAAGGATTTAAAATCGTTGGCTAATTCAATGAAAGAATTGGCTGAAGGTTTAATTGATACTGAAGCGTTAGGTAGCAAATCAGTTTCTCCGCCTAGTGAGATTTCAATGAAGTCGGTGGATACAATGTCGGATTTAACTTCTAATTCTCAAGTAGATAGCATCGTTACCAGCGCCGCCCAAGTACTTTCAAAATCTCCTGCATCCGAATTAAAGCAAATCGATCAAAAACTCACACAGACTGCCCTTCCTACATCCCAATTAACGCCAAGTGGTAAAAACCCCACACAGACTGCCCTTCCTACATCCCAATTAACGCCAAGTGGTAAAAACCCCACACAGACTGCCCTTCCTACATCCCAATTAATGTCAAGCGACCAAAACCCCAAACAGCCGGCTCCTCTTGTTACATCCCAATTAACGCCAAGTGGTAAAAACCTCACACAGCCTACCCTATCAAAGCAAAGAGCTCAAAAACCGCCCGCGCAAATAATACAGTCTACTATCAAACCACCTGCTACAATTTCAAATGTTTATGAAGACACTATACAGAAAATAAATAACATGTGGTACGAACCTATATTTCCGTCCAGTAAGAAAAGAGGAGGAGGTTTTGTAGATGATGTAAAAAAGTTTGTTAAATTAAAACAACCAGAGCTATATAACGATCCGCTGTTTGTAGGTTTAAATGCTCTAACAATAGATAACATTAAAGATTTTGGAAAAGATAAGGTTGGCAGACAAATGTGCATGGCGTTCTTGGAATATGTAACGACCGATATTACGATTATGACAACGTTTGGGAATTCCGAAAAAGCCATAAAAGATATAAACACCTCTATATTTAATAAATTGAATGGAAAGCATATACAATTGGTTGAATTATGTAAAGCGTTTGGTGGAACAATCGAAACACGTCAATTCGGACATATAAATGATTTAATTTCGTATATGCGTCTTATAATACAAGATGTTCTAGATGAGGCACTTAATGTAAGCACAAGACCGGAAATTCAAATAATGATAGCATATATAACCAGATACCAAACAATATTAGACAAAAAAAACACTATATATAAAAAGACATTGCAAAACATAAAAAATATTGCTGGTACTAAGAAGTATGACACATTAATGAAAAATATACAAACAATGATACAACAACAGGATAATGAGAAGTTTATATCTTATTTAAAAATAGCGAATCACGTATCCAAAGACTATATATTAAATCACAATCCACGATTTAGAATACGATATGATAGCGAAAATGAACCTACATTTTTACAATTGTCATATGACAATACGACAACTCCATTTTATACAGTAGAAAATCCAAATACTACGTCAATCAAGGGTAATTATAATAATAAAAACAACTTTATATTTGGTAAATTCAATAAGATATTACGTCCATTCGTTCGTCTTTCGGCCAATGAGATTAAGGTGACAACAAATACGGACGATACAAAGTTAATAGAAAGTGACATTATTACAAAACTTAAATCTGGTAAACCGGTATGTATAGTAGGATATGGAAGAAGTGGGTCTGGTAAAACGACGTCGCTTATACAATCTGATGTTGATAACTCCTCTGGAATACTAATCCAACTAGTAGAAAATCTTATACAAACCGGTAATGGAAATTATAATAAATTGGAGGTTACGTGTAGAGAATTTATGGAACAGGAAACTACATCCAATAAGTACGAAGAGATAAATATAGGATTAACGCTCAAAAACAAAACACAATTTGTAGATTTTTTATTGGATAACATTTTAGGTAGTTCGCAGCGTAAAAACGGTAAGAGGAAGGTTATGGCTACAACTAACAATAAAGTAAGTTCCAGAAGTCATGTTATGATACACATTAAATTAACCTCAAATGGCGGTGGTATCAAAGACGTCCATCTTTATGGAGGTGATATGGCTGGGATTGAGAACACATTTCAATATAAACCAAAAACGTACAAGGACTTTCTAACGATAGAAGAATCCAGTGGTACAAAGTTTTACAAGAAGTATGTTGAGAATGCCGAACTAAAGCAATATATTTCTGATATGAGCGACCCTGATTATATAAATGGTGCAAAGTTAGATACAGAATTTGAGTATGATGATACTATGAAAACGTTCATGCAAAATATAAATTTATTCAAAGTGATATACGACTTTATATCGAGTAAAGGCGAAGGCATAGATAAAAGTAATAATAAATATCCATCGGCATACTTAATCGAGTTATTAACTGGAACTCCCAGCGATCCGAATTCGGTGTTATTAACGAATTTGATGAAATGTATTATAAATGGTAAAGGTTCGAGTAATGATGATCCGAGATCGCCAAATGAGATCAGACAAAAAGATTTACAATTCATTCAAAAGTTGGTTACATTATCGTATGCCGCTAAAACTAAAACTGTGTCTATCAACGGAAATCAGGTTAAAATCAGAAACGCACAAGATCCGCCAGAAATTGAGACGGCCGAGACCGATCAATTTAAGGAATTTCTTAAATCTGAATTAGATAAACGAATCGCACAGCTAAAAGCGGTTTTAGGAAGTAGCGATTTAACAGCTGTGTTTTCAAAGGTACGTGAGATTACAGAAAAATACAAACCGTATGTTGTTTCGTATTATGGAAAAACAATCATTGAACGAAGAAACAAAGAAGGAGAATATATAAATAGAGAAATCGGTACGTTCCGCGACCACGTAAGGTCGATTCTAAATAAACGCAATTCAAAGTGTCTATATTACGCACCCGCAATTGATCCAGATTGTATGGATAGTTATTGTCCTACTTTCAATGATTGTTTTAAACCAAAAGAAACATTGGAATCACCGCCTGAATCCAGTATAATTGATTGGATGAGAATACAATATGAAAGAAACAAACAGAATGCCGAGGCAAGTTTTGAAAAGGATTGTATATTAGGAGTATTTTGCGTATTAAATGTAACCGGAAATGTATCAAATGAACCACCGAGCGTGCCGTATGTAAATATTAATCAATTCTCAAAATTATGGGAGGAGATAGAGGCATATGGATTTCTCGACATAAAAAACATGAAGGTTATTACTACCGAAAATTTAAAACCAAAAAGTAGAACATTTGAAGACCTAATTCAAAATATAACAAGTTCAATCCTGCCGACTGATAAAATCGGTTGGTCCAAGAGATATAATGACCTTGTAGATGAACTTGGATTTATTGATAATGTAGTTTCTACAGAATTTGTGCGTAGATTTAAAAGTTTATTGACGTTAGATCAATACCTAACAATAGATAACAACAAGGTTAAAATAGATTCGGCGGAATCGCTCCGTTCTGATTGGTTAGCTAAATTAAATTTAGAGGTTAAAGAACAAAAGTCCAAGATATCAAAGCTTGTTAAAACAAATGGCGAGATACTAAAAAAACTAACAGAACTACGCGGGTTATTAACAACCGATATAACTCCATTGTTAGAAGATTTTTCGAGTAATGCAAGCATAAAATCAATAATAGATAGTAGTGAATATAAAGCGCTTAATACAATGTTTGGTAGTAATGTTGATCTAACTGATTTGAACTATAATGACGAGCCCATGAAAAACATTATCGTTCCTTTCATGGAATATATAAATAAACATAATGCGTCATCTGACATTGGAACAATTGAATTTCTGGATAATTTTGCGAAATCTAATACCGTAAGAAGAGTATGTATGCTTGATAAAACAACTAAGAGGATGGAAGGAAAATATCTTTACACTTATTCTAGTAAAATGGATAAAGGTCAAATGGTAGATTTTACAAAAAAACCATCGGTTAAAAAATAATGCGTTAGTAAATATATGTGTACTTATGTATATACATATATAATGGACTTTGAATCGAAACAAAAAATCGGTATTGTGATTCAGATGCATGTTTTAAGCACTAAGATCGGATATGTAATTGATAAAATGATATCCACAAAGCGTAAATGCGAACCGATTGAAGACACATCGTATGATACAAGCAAGGTAGTTTATGTAGAAAATATGGAAATAGATAAAATGGTTCGCAGAAGCGAACCGGAACTTTCGGCGAAAGAAATAACTGCTAGTCGCATACGCGATATTTAGACTCAGGGAACCTACGGTTCCATGAACCCCTCCCTTTAATGGAATAAAATAAGGGGATCAAGTTAAGGAACCAAATAAAGGGAGGGGTTCGGGGAACCGTAGGTTCCCTGAATGTTTTCTAACCATAAAATATAAATGGGCGATAAACATATTGATTACACATATTATAATACTTTAACAACAAAATCAAGTCCGTCGACGTTCGAATTTCACGGTAAGTTGAATACGCCAAATGTGGTGTTGACGACCGGTTCTCGAACGAAACAGTATATTTCAAGAATCGTCTCTATCAGCGAGCCAAACGAAACGAACTTTGATGGTGAGTTAGTTATCGAACACACTCTCGCGACAAACTATGGTAAGAAGATGTTACTCATTTTTCCTCTCAAAACTGACGAGACAATCAAACCTAATATTATTGACATGATGATACTCGCGAACCCAGGCGATAGTTTAGAAGTAAATCTAAACACGGTAATTGCTCCACAAGATAGCTGCCGGTACAAAGATGAAAATAATATAGCTATATTCGCGACACCGATATTAATAGCCACCCGAATTACAAAGAAAAACGAGCCAATAATAGAAGGGTTCCCCGATTGCCCGAATAGCAGCGGCGGAAAAGGAGGTGGTAGCGCTGCCGACTGGGCGAGCGTTCAGGCTCGGCTTGATGCAGTCGAAAAACACGTAAAGCAGGGTGGACCTACACATGGTGGTTCTGGTACAGGTGGTTCTGGTAGTTATGATAACAATATGTCGATGACACAAAATATGTTGAATGATTTGTTATCTGGTAATGGTTTACAGTGCGATGCCTTACCAAGCGGTGAAGAAAGCAATAATTATATCGCCAAGTTACTTGACGTAAATGTAGATAGTAACAAGGAGAAATTAGATATAACAAATCCGGTAGCATATTCACTCGCATCTATAATTATGGCATGTGTGACATATTTCGCTATTACAGCCGGTTATAGGAAGTTGTTCGTTTGGCTGCAATATGCTAATCATAATGACGCCGAGCCGAGTTTGCAGTCACTCCATATGTATGAAGGCGCTGTTGGATTTCTATTATTGTTTTTCGTAGTGATATTTTTAGTTGATACGCCAATCAGATCAGTCGCCATCGCTGGATTATTATTATGTCTATGGTTTATTTATACCGTTGTGCTAGGAGTTAGCAAAAAAAGTATAATAGTCGATGTGGCTGGTAGCTCGTATGAACTAGACGATATGATAAAACGAATAATGAAAACTATGTTATATAACATGTTTTTGTTTTACCCTCTATTCCCACTCATATTAGGGTTTGAAAAAGCAAAACAATGGTTCTCATAGATCAGGGAACCAAGGTTCTAGAAAACTTCGTTTTCAACTGCACCTACGACGCAACCCGAACCCCTCCTTCCGTGGCAGTAAGGAAATATAAACCCCGTCTCCCGTTAATGATAATTTAATTTATTTCCTAAATTATCATTTGTTACCATAACTGGTAATGCTATTTTTAATTACATTGGAGTGTAGAAGTAATGAATTTATATTTCCTTACTACCACGGAAGGAGGGGTCCAAGGGGAACCATCGGTTCCCCTTATTATACCATAGACGCACCATATACGTTATCTGAAATTGGAGCGAAATCTGTAACAATTTCACCGCCGTTTCCGATGGGCGCCATTTTATCCACCATAGACTCCTCAAGAGTCTTTTCCTTGGGTGGGTTCATGCGCTTCATCTCCAAGTCCTTTTTGGGTTGTTCGGGTGTGTATTGGACCATAGCGATCGTCTTTGTGGACGTGCGTCGTATCAGTTCATATGCGACGAAAATACCCAAAACTCCTAAAATTGGGTGCATGTATAAGAACATATAAAGCGCTATGGAAATCACAATAATTGTTCCAGCCAGATTATCGATGAACGGTGATAAAATCGGAGGTGTGGATGGTTGGAAAACCAAATATGCAACAAACACTACAAATAAAATTACTTCTAAAGGCGATGCGCTTAATTGAAACGATTTTTGCATTATAATTTAGAAGTAGAAAATTTATATAGGTATAATGTATATAAATGGACGTTCCGATTCCCAAACGAACGTATAAGAAAAGGGACCCCGACGCACCCAAGCGAACCTATAAGAAAAGGGACCCTGACGCACCTAAGCTACAAAAAGATCCAAATGTACCCAAGCGAAAATACACAAAAAAAGCAAAACTAGATTTGCCAGTAGAGAAATCACTAGTAGAGAAATCACCAGTTAAATTGCCAGTAGAGAAATCACCAGCAGAGAAATCGCCGAAAAAAGTGACTATAAAAAAGAGGAAAATCAATATAAAAACTACACCAATTATAGTTAAAGCAGATATGCCTAAATTAAATGCGAAGTTCATCGAATTGATGGATACGCTCGGATTTATAATGCGAAAGCGGAAGGACTTTATGAGAGCTCGCGCCTATGCAAATGCAAAAGAGACTATTTCCCTATATCCCGGCGACATAACTAGTCCCGAACAACTCAAAGGTATGAAGGGCATTGGCACAACCATTTTCCAGAAGTTGGTGGATTTTAACGCGAATGGTACATTACGAATTATGGAGGAGGAGAAAGAAACGATTGTAAAAAAGAAGGCGATGGACGTATTTGCCAACATATATGGTGTAGGCGAAAAGAAGGCAGAGGAACTGATCGACGCGGGTATCATATCTATGGAGGAACTCGAAAAACGCAAGATGGATGTTCTCAATGATAAGCAGCGTGTCGGACTTAAATACTATAACGACATCATACAGCGAATCCCTCGATCGGAGATACAGGAATACGAAGCGATTTTCAAGGAAACAAACGCAACATTCGAAATCGTAGGTAGTTATAGGCGTGGACTGCCGAATTCTGGTGATATTGATGTTATTATTACGTCACCCGATGCTGGTGTATTTCGTTCTTTTGTAGACGAATTGCTTAAACGTGGTATAATCATAGAGGTTCTATCCCGCGGTAATTCGAAGTGTCTAGTTGTCGCGAAACTACCGGGTGCGCAATACGCAAGGCGTGTGGACTTCTTGTATTCTTCGCCTGAAGAATACCCATTTGCTATTCTCTATTTCACGGGTAGTAAGGAATTCAATACGGTTATGCGCGAACATGCACTTACTATGAACTATACATTGAACGAGCATGGATTGTCAGTTATGGAGAACAAGAAAAAGGGTGATCGTGTAGATCACGTGTTTCCAGACGAGAAATCAATATTTGATTTCCTGAATATGGAATACAAGAAGCCGACTGAGCGACTGAATGGATCTGCGGTTGTTTTACTAAAACCCACGATGACTGTTGCCAAAACTAGGAAAGTACGTGTAAAAGTGGCACCTGAAGTGAAAGCCGCATCTGAAGTTAAAGCTGTACCTGAAGTAAAGGCTACACCTGAAGTGAAAGCCGCATCTGAAGTAAAGGCTACACCTGAAGTGAAAGCCGCATCTGAAGTTAAAACCGCACCTGAAGTGAAAGCCGCACCTGAATTAAAAGCCGCACCTGAAGTGAAGGCCGCACCGGAAGTGAAAGCCGCACCTGAAGTTAAAGCCGCACCTGAAGTGAAAGTTGCACCGAAAGTCAAGGTAAAGGTTGCACCTAAAAAGGCTAAAATACTGTCGAACTATACCACAGAAATAGATGCATTTAAAAAAGACGGCATTAAGGTTCTCGATGCGCTCACAGAAGATCAGTTAGCCGGGATCATTAATGCCGCGAATGTAGCATTCCATCGCGATGGCCTTAATCCGATAATGACAGATAATGAATATGATATTGTCCGCGAATACGCACAAAGTAAATTTCCGAATAATCCGGCACTAGATGACGTCGGCGCTGAAATAGAATCCGGTAAAAACAAGATCCAATTACCATACGAGATGGCATCCATGGATAAAATTAAACCGGATACTAATATTATTGTTGCATGGTCTGCGAAATACAAGGGACCTTACGAACTCTCGTGCAAATTGGATGGTGTGAGTGGTATGTTCTCCACGGAGGGGCCAAAACCTAAACTATATACTCGTGGTGATGGGAAGGTAGGACAGGATATCAGTGCACTGATTCCCAAATTGAAGCTACCTAAAGATAAAAAGGATATAGTAATTCGTGGTGAATTTATTATACCGAAAGCAATATTTCATGAGAAATACGCCGATAAGTTTGCAAACCCACGTAATCTGGTAGCTGGAATAGTGAACCAGAAGACGCATGATGATAGAGTGAAAGATCTTCGTTTCCTTGCGTATGAAGTCATAAAACCGGCTGGACTGAAACCTTCCGAGCAGATGGAGTTATTAGAGTCGATGAACGTTGATGTAGTTCAGAACAGGAAGGTTCCAACTATTTCCAATGAATATTTATCGGAAGTCTTACAGGACTGGCGCAAGAATTACGAGTATGAGATTGATGGTGTGATTGTTTCTGACGACAACATTCATCCACGTGCGACTGGTAATCCCGACCATTCGTTTGCATTCAAGATGGTATTGTCCGATCAGATGGCCGAATCCCAAGTTGTCGATGTTATTTGGACTGCATCTAAGGATGGGTATTTGAAGCCGCGCGTCCAAATCATGCCGGTGAAACTGGGCGGTGTGACGATCCAGTTCGCTACAGGATTCAATGGTTCATTCATAGAGGAGAACAAGATTGGAATCGGTGCGATAATACAAATCATCCGATCCGGTGATGTTATTCCGAAGATTCAGTCCGTTACCACCCCTGCAACTCAAGCGAAAATGCCAGACGTTGCATACATTTGGAACGAAACGCATGTAGATGTTATGCTACAGGATGCGACTGGTAATCTCGTAGTACTAGAGAAGAATATCACAGGGTTTTTTAAGGGTGTCGGTGTCGATGGTCTGGGTCCAGGAAACGTAGAAAAACTAATCACCGCGGGATATGATAGTGTACCGAAGATTTTGCGGATGGATAAAGCTGACTTCTTGAAAGTAGATGGGTTCAAGGAGAAGACAGCGACCAAGCTATTTGATGGCATTAAGGCCAAGGTTGCTGCTGCATCACTTGCAACGATTATGGCTGAGTCCAATAAGCTAGGTCGTGGATTTAGTACGAAGCGTGCAGAAGCGATTTTATTGGAATATCCGACGGTGTTTGATGAGGGCGAACGTAATGTATCGAAACTTGTAAATATAGATGGCATTAGCACTAAATCCGCACAGGCATTCGTAGATCATATTCCAGAATTTCTCAAATTCTTGGAAGAATGTGGACTCATGGATAAGCTCAAATTCAAAGTTGCGACACCGGTCGCAGTCGACGAGAGTCATCCGTTGTTCGATAAGACGATCGTAACGTCCGGATTCCGCGATAAGGAACTAGAGGAAAAGTTGAAGGTAGTTGGTGCGAAAATGGGCTCAGGAGTGAGTAAGAAAACATTCGCACTTCTAGTGAAAGATTTGGGCGAGACAAGTGGGAAAGTCGCGGATGCGAAGAAGCATGGTGTAACTGTGATGGTACGCGATGAATTTGTGGATAAGTACCTATAGGGGAACCTACGGTTCCCCCTAACCCCCTCCTTCCGTTTAAGTCATTAATTGTCACTTCTACAAACCGGTCATGATAATAAATGATAATTTGTAAATTAAATTATCATTGAAAGTTCCTTAATAAAACGGAAGGAGGGGGTAAGGGGGAACCAAGGTTCTCCCTACTTCATCATAATCATAGGAACAAGCAGCGCCGCCATACCGACCATAATTGCATAGAATGTGCCTTGGGTGTAGAGAACATACTTCGCTGTGTGGTCCGCACATTTGCACCCCGTCGCGTCCACGCTATAATTGTATACCAAAAACGCTAAATATCCGTATAATACGAGGATGACCGCGACTAATACACCAGTTAACGCCAAATTATTTGTAACAAACGACTTCAGCGGTAACTTACCATTCATGACAATATTAGCGATTAGTCCAATGGAAATCACACCCGCGATCGCCAGCTCCGTATATTCCAGGCGCTTCACTAGTGCCTTGTCTACGCACTCGCATGTTTTCATCTTTTGTAGATAGGCGACTATAAAGGCGATTATAGCTAAAATCACTACCGACTGTATTGCCCTAGAGTTCATTGTATATACTATACAAATATAAAATGCAAACGCGCGCGCTTAGATACCACTTAGTATCGCATACGCCAAAAACACACTAAAGAAATTCTTGGAGAACAGGTCCAAAATATTATAGCTCATATTTTTAATGTTGTATGGTAGTAATGCAGCGACCCCATAAAGCGACCAAAAGAATAAAAAATACCCAAATATCTTATATCCGTCGGCACTTTGGACCGCATATTTCGTATAAATCATGTAGTAATACGCGAGGAATGGAACGAAGCCCATGAGAACCGCTGGGGTCGTTGGTAGTAGTTTGATTTCACTTAAATATCCAAAAAACAACATCATCCAATTCAGCGACAGTATATTCGTTAGTGGACCGAGGTTTTTCTGGAATAAATCAAAGAACTCTAATTCGTGTGTACGCCCCAATTCATTGTATTGTAAGAATATCAAATAGAATATTAGTGTTACCAACATTGTGGGTGTTGTTATAGACCAGTCCGCGTACCTCCTCGGTGTGACATTTGTAATATCTTTAAAATTATATAACCAATATGAATAAAAAGATCCTTCTACGATCTGTACGATTACCTCCAAAATTAGTAGTTGTTTGAGTATAAAGATTTTAGAGGGCACTTTAAGGAACAATATGAGTATGTCTACAAGACCAACAATTGCTTGTATAGCCACCGACAGTACCAATGTACCATATACGTCTGTTTTCATTCGTCTTATATCATATGGAGATATAATAAAAATTGATTTTGTTTTCGAGAAATCATAAATGTCAACACAAACTCCGACAAAATGAATCCGTCCATACTTTTAGTATCCATTATCGCCGCACAGAAGCAGAAGGAGTTGGTTGCCAACATCTGGAAAGATAGTAAATATAAGTACATCGCAGAGCTCGAGTCCAACAACGTTGGGAATGTCGGCGAGAACTTACTCCAGCAAATCTGTGAGAACCAACAGATCGCGTCAAGTATCGATGGCGCGAAGACCAAGCTCAAGGGCGGTGGTGGCGATGGCGATGGAAGAATCAAGAACAAGTCGGTCGAAATCAAGACTGCGCGTCTCGGTGCCAACCAGACATCATTTCAACATGAGCTCGGAGAGCATCCATGGAAGGCGGACTATATGGCATTCATCGATGTTGCACCAGCCCATATCTATCTAACGATCTTTCCCAATTTCACAGAAGAACATTACAAGGCACTACTTAAGTGTGGACCCTGCTTTCCGACGAAGTCGGCTACATGGCGTAAGGGCGAGGGTGCATTCAAGCTCGACACTTCTCCCAATATCAACGAGAGTATTATCGAAAAAAATATGGGAAATTGTATTAAAATCACAGATGACACGACTTTTGAGGAACTAGGTGCATTTATTAATAATGTTATACAGTAATCGCCTCCATTATCAGAGACGTTCTCAAATTATACGCGGAATTTGTAGAGAGGAATGCAATGGCACTCCAATCGATTAATCTACTTTTTTCCATATTTGCATCTTTGTTTTTCAAGAATACAATCCCATACCCTTTCCTACCAGGTAGCGATTCGAAGGTATTATATATACGCATCATATCCTTACCGAAACAAGTTGATGGTAGATATATATCACACTTATCCAGCATCTTTTTGTTTCTTGTGGTCGCCACAGTCCCACCATCCGATAACGAATATATCTTTACTTCGTCTTGGGCTTGGAGTGCGATGGTGTATTTGGGGTCGCTCGTATGCTTCGACCATATTTGAAATACGCCATTCACATCGACCTTCGTGTTCTCCGGGGTATAGAATGGCGCGGATACCTTCTCACTATAAATCAAATTATATCCTTTCACTCGCTTTCTGGGAGAGCCTTTTCCATCACTTTCAAATAACTGTGGTAGAACGAAACACACATAATCCGCGAACTTGTGCGAATGGTTGATGAAATTGAGCGCGACATGGCCGCGGAGTCCGAACGGGGGGTTTCCAAAAACGATACACTTCTTTGTTGGGAGCGGTGGCGTCCAACTGAGGTAGTCTTGTCGTGTGATTCGGTCATTACGTGGCTCCACATCCATCGCAATCGTACCTTGTGGGAGAACCTTGAGAAAGGCACCATCGCCAGCGGATGGCTCTATGAATGTATAGTCTGCTATATTGACTTTGGTGACTTCGTTGAAGATGGTCCAACACTTTCGTGTAACGTGATCGGGGGTGAAGAACTGGTCTTTTGCTGAGGATTTGTAGTCTGGGTAATTGACGTCCTTTCCTAGGATTCGCATGAGATCAAATGTGTATTGTGGTGGGATGTTATCCAATTCAATCCATCTTGCGACAGTGCCGACTGCCAGGTTCAACTTAGCAGCGGTGTCCTTCATGGTATGGGACGCCAGGATCTCTGTCAGCATTGTTTTCAAATTTGTTTCCATTATCTATTGAATGTAATTATATTATATTCAATAGTTTCAATTTTATAAAATTGATTCGCTCATTCGACACCATGATTTTTAGTACAAAACAACAACACAAAATGAACGGATTATTTGCTAGGATCGTTGCTAGGGTGCTACCGAAGACCCCCGTTGGTCGCTGGAGGATCCAAGACTCTGAAGTGCCGACGCAGATTGGTCGCTGGATTACCCAAGTAAAGAAGGCACAGTCGCCGGTTGGACGCTGGAGTATAGAAACATGTGATAAAAAGATAAATGCTCGAATTGACCGTTCTAATGAAGATCACTGTGGACCGTGTGGGCGAGATAAGATTCAGTAATCGTTAGTATTTTAGCGAGCCATTCATTTATTTTTTGTATGTACCAAATAAGCATATCTTTTTTACCCTGTTCTCTGGATATAAGCCGAATTTTCTCGTTCAACGAAAGTAAACTATCTTGCATTAGGTTCAATTGGACGCTTTTGTATTTGGTCTTCTCGGTTATATATGGATGGAACAATCTTTCACAAAAAATAATACTACCGAAATTCTTTGTAAACAGTGGTGGTCTGTAATCGGGTACGGAAACAACCACCTTGTTGTGGGGCGACCCTAGATAATCATATACCCCTTCATGGCATTCTAAAAGCATTTTATATACTGGATCTAGTCCATCTGATTGTAAGGCACTTAATATTACTTGTTCTGTATCAATTAATTCGCTATTCATTATTATTATAATAATAAATATATTATTTACGGAATGGGTGGAAGTTATTTGTACGTATGAAGTGTCCTATCAATAATCCGAGTGTGTTACTAAAGACATCATCCCATTTACCATACCAGTAATCCTTCTCCCTCGCTATATTGTCACACCACATTACTTTGAACGTATTCATCCAACTATTCTTGTATTCCTTATCACAGCTTACGAGACCCTTACTCTCACGTGGCGACAAACCATCTTCCACAATTTCCCAAAATATACCTAAAACGAATAATTCAAACAGATGGTCTGGGAATAAAAATGCCATGACTGCGAAGAATACAATGTGCGTAACACTCCACCAGTCAAGTTCGGCTGACGGGACTTTAAGGATAGGTTTCTTTAGAATCGCCTGAATTTGTCCCGGGAAAAAATGTCCGAGAACTATAAATCCCAGAGATAACATAGTGATTAATAAAGCGAGGTAGAGGGTACCAGAATCGATCGTCTTTATTCGTTGCGAAATGGAGAACATATTTTATTTTAGACCATTGAAGATTTGAAATGGCACGATTTGTGCCATTCAAATCTGTAAATGACTGCCACTTTGAAAGAATAAAACGGCAGGCGTGCCGTTTTAATTCTTCAAAGGTGTATAATATATATATATATAGATAAAATGACGCCAATTAGGATATTTTTACTGAGTCTTATCGTTTTGATTATTGCACTCTTGATATTTTTCTATCGTTTTCCTGGTGAGCGAGAATGTAGTCCTGAAGATAAAAACAAGGTATATTCACCCGCATATGGGAGGATCATGAAAATAACCGAGCGTGATGACGGAACGCTTTATATTGCCATTTTTTTATCACCTCTTGACATCCACTACCAGTTCTTTCCTGTTTCCGGGACTGTAAAAAAAATAGAACACGACCATACTGGCAAATTTGAGCTGGCATATGAATTGAATAAAAGTAATGGGAATGAAAAGTGCATCCATGTTATTAATAATGAGTATGGTGATTTCACTGTATATCAAATCGCTGGGTTTTTAGTGAGACGCATTTCTCCATATGATACCGTCGGTCAGGAGGCGGTGAGTGGGAAGTGCATGGGACTGATACATTTCGGGAGTCGTGTGGATATCATTATTCCACAGAGGCATCGTTTCAAGTTGTTGGTAGCGGAAGGTGAGTATGTGGATTCAGAGAACACGATTTTGGGGCACTACTAGGGGGACCTAGGTTTCCCTTCTTTAAGTAGTAAAACCAATAAGTGTTGGAATTGTTGTTTTGCTTGCATTATTAATAGGTCCAAAATCTTTTTGGACATTTATAAAATGTCCAAAAAATAATTATACAAAACTCTATAAAAACTCATTTTCTTGAAATTTGAGTTCTCAGCATAATGCTTTGATTTGTGTTTTATAAAAAACTGAATGACAGCATAGCGTTTTTGTTGCGTATTTAACCTTGGCATTTTTTATGTTCTAATAATATAGACTATTTAGAATGAAAAAAAATGCGGAAAATGCCGAAGAATATATTTGTAAACAATGTGACTTCAAATGCTGTAAACTTTCAAATTGGACCGCTCATACATTGACACGTAAACACCAAAATAGAACAAATTTGAACGAAAACCTGCCAAATAATGCCACTGCGTGTTTCAAGTGTAAAAAATGTAATAAGGAGTACAAAGCTAGAAATAGCCTTTGGTACCACGAAAATAAATGTACTTTTGTAATGGAAACACAGTATACTGGTATTATTGATCGACTATTGAATGACAATCAACGCATATTGAACGAGAATGTAGAACTTCGTAACTTCATTGTAGATCACACAAAAACGACTTCAGAAACCATTAATAAGACTATTGAAACGATTATGATACAAAACAGCGAAACTATGAATAAAACTATAGAAACAATAATGACACAAACCAGTGAAAATATGAGTAAAGCAATACAACAAAACAACACGACAATAAACCAAACAAACAATAATAACCAGCGATTCAACATCAATTTATTCCTCAATGAAGAATGCAAGGATGCGATCAACTTCGCTGATTTTATAAAAAACATCCAGATTTCTTATGAAGACCTAGAGAACAACGCCCAACTCGGATTTGTAAATGGCATTTCCAAGATATTTTTAGATAATTTGAAACAGCTGGGTGTCAATGAGCGTCCGTTTCACTGTACGGACACCAAACGCGAAACAATGTATATCAAGGACGAGGATAAGTGGACGAAAGAAGCTGATGATTCCAAGCTTCAGAAAGCAATACAAACTGTGTCTTATAAAAGCATGGGTAAACTCATGGAATGGAAACAGGAAAACCCAGAATATCAAGATGTAAATTCAGATTTCTCCAAGAAATGCGAGACAATGCATAAACAAACACTCGCCGGAAGTGATCGCGAGGTTTACTATCCCAAAGTAATCCATGTTCTCGCAAAAGAAACAATGGTAGATAAATAAAATCGAACTGGCGATATAAATAGACATTTATCTCTTAGTAATATATAAATAAAAAAATGGATACAAAGTGGCAAATCACCTTTTTCTCTGCACTTATCTTCCTCCTCGTCGTTCACCCGATGACGTATCAAGTTACCCAGAAGTTACTCGGGGGTGTTTTAGGTAAAATCGCCGAACCGAGTGGATGCCCGACTACTCTTGGTTTAGCGCTCCATACTATTGTATACATACTAGTCGTTCGTGGGTCTATGGATATAAAGTTATTCCGATAAGGGGACCGGCGCTTACCCCTCCTTTATTCAATTGGAATCGGCGTGAATCCATCCACATGCCACTTATCAAGGAGCGCTTGCTGTTCCTGTGCCGAGAGTCCACGTAGAGGGGATTTATCTACTACCATTACGGCATCAACCTGACAGTCTCTACAGACCAAACAATTATGCACTTTGGCAAGGGTGTACGCATTGTATACACGTCTACAGTAGACACAGGCCACCACGTTCAGTTTGTTTGGAGTGAACTGGTTCACGTTGTTAGTAACATACGGCATGTATTCAAGGTTAGACATTATATAATAGTTTGTGTTGAATATACCATATAATCAAGACAATAATAATAAAATCAATTTTTAACAGTTTATAATATCTTGAGCTTCAATCAAGAAAAATTCCGTGTTTTGATAATACTTAGGTTGCTCCTCTAAATTCGGTTCGTTTAAAATAATATGATCGTTGATTATTATGGGATTGTAATTCTTATAATTCCTTATTCCACTCACACACTGTTGAATGGAAACATCTTCTGACATTTTACCATATCCACAACATAATGATGTAAAAATAATATCAATGTCATCTAAGTTTTCTCTTCTATTAACCAATATGTTATATAAAACTGCAATAGTAGCGTAATATGCGTTTTCAGTAGCCGAAACATTTTGTGGTAATAACATGGTAGGCGAAATCACCAATGATTTATTGTCTCTGTCTAGTATTATGGAACTTCCAATAGGTAAATATGGTCTACCAACAATGGTTTTAATACCCATTTCTTTTACAATATTTCTAACATCATATTCAATACCAGGAAAAATTATGCGACTTAACGCATAATCAATACCGCCATCCATAAAACAGAAACTATTGGCAGGAGATACGTAATAAGTTCGCCTATTTGGATCTGCAATATAGTCCTGGATCTTCATTGTTCTCGCTTCAAATCCATATTCCCGTATCTTTTCCGTATATGTTTCGTTCAACGAAATAAAAATAATTGGCATATAAAGTTAAAATAAATATAATTTTATATAGTTTTACTAACATAACACCGCAATACCATTTGCAGTACAATACACATAAATTTTTTGCATTTTCTCCTCGTTCTTTGGCCGGAATGGGTGTGCCACGATTTCCAGGCGCGACAATGAGGGAAAGTTCTTCAAATATGGGATGAACTCAAACCCCGCGCAAATCGTTAATTCATTTACACTCCAATTATAAATCTTACTGATGTCAGGAAGAAGCGATAGACCAGAATCCAGTGGATTACCATTACCAGATACCATTTTCAGTTTCTTGAGCGTTATCATCTTCGGCACCCTGTGGTAAATTTTATCGAACATCGCAGGTCCCCGACCCTTTTCTATGTAGAGATCATTGATTACAATTTCTTGGTATGTTGCGTAGTGAAAATCGTCGCACTTGGGCTCTTCAAGTGCATCAAGCCGCTTCCTCACATGAAACGAAGGCATACCCTCGGGTGTAACCCGAGATGGATTCGGTGGCGGGCATAGTTCGTTAAGCCGTGCCTCTAGGACTTGGACCCTCGCTAGCAGAGATTCTATGATTTCGTCGTGTTTTTGAGACATTGTATATAATTAAATTTATAGATTACATTATTCGATCAATTTTTGTGCTTGCGAATTTTTCTTGACCTGCGATTGAGGTTCGATCTCTGTTTGCGCGTCGCTTTTTTACCACCATCCATATAATCATCATCATAATTTTCAATTAGCACTGGTGGCCTAGGTACTTCATCATAAGTTCCGAATATGTTATTTAAAGTACCTTGTCCGTATTGAAGTAGGCGACCATCCTCGTATAGTATAACTGGACCTTCATAAAGATCCTTATTTTCATAATGTAAAGTAGCTTGATATCGTGGATACAATGCATATCCATTTGATGTTGGTATACTAGAATCGCCCATTTGTCCCCCCATGCCAATATGACCATGTATGGGGTGCCCCTTTTTATTAACCTCGGCTTCAATCATAACATCATCGTTCCAAGTACTATCGTATGTCATCTTGGTAGCTGGATATGTAAACACTCCTCTACCTTTCTTCCTATCATCTTCCCAGTTGCCTTCATAAACGGTTATATTTTCTTTCATTATACCATGTCCGTGCCGTTCATTATCCTTCCACGCCCCCTCGTATTTATCTCCATCAGGCCAAAACATTGAGCCGATACCCGATTTCTTGTCATTTTCCCAATTACCAATATATTCTTTCACTAGTTTTTTCCTTCCTTCAACTACTTCAAATACACGACATGTTCCTTCGCCATTTCGTTCATCGTTTCTAAATTCACCTTCATAGGTGGATTTAGAAAC